GGGTTTTTATTTTAAACACCGCGAACATGCTGTACAGTTTATACTTACATGGGGATAACAGTTAAAAATTTTCCATGGCAGGCTGTTATAAAGCCTGGATACGACTCTATCAATCGTAATCGTATTGTAAATTGGTTGATTATGAATATTGGACTTGAACGTTGTTGGTGGACTTATGTTGGAGTTGAAATGCATGTACTCTTTACCCTTCGTGAAGATCAGATACTATTTAAGTTGACGTGGTATGACTGACATCGAAGCCCTAGCATACGTAAGTATCGATCAAACTCCGGCTGATCTGAATAATCTTGTGCAGATTGGCCTTTGGTGCCAGAAAAATCTTGCACCAAATAGTTATGGTTTTGATCTGCGTAATAACACTTGGAAATTTAGCAGTCAAGAAAATCTCACTTGGTTTTTATTAACATGGGCGTATAATGGTTGATCAAGAGGAATTTGGTTGGCGATATTCAGCGAATATATCCACCGGCACAGTGGATAAAATGCGTTGGTGTAAACAGACTTTTGGTCAGTTTGGTGAGAGATGGAGTGTGAGATTTGCTGTAAGACATATTTTTATTTTTAAGCGACAGGAAGATCATGCCATGTTTGTGCTGGCTTGGCATGATGATATTCTAAAACTAGACTAACCAACTCGTCTTACTTGATCAGAGATTCTTGCATAATATTTGATTAAATCTGCAGCAGCTTGAGCTTTGGCCTGAGGCTGTTGATTTTTATTGATTACAGCAATAGCACTGGCACCGGCAACAGGTATGCCTGGAGATCCTACTAGGTTACCAAGATATTGATCAAGCAGCTTTGCAGTTTTAGCCAGTGATGAACTGTGATAAAAACTATTAATCATAGTTTCTGTGCCTTTGTTGAACCAACCATCTGATCCAATGCCCCAGAATGGATACCATTTACCTGCTGCAACAGATGCTTTACCGCCGCTGCCTGTGCTGCAATAAAACGGTATAGTATGTCCTGCAAAGTTTACCACCACAATTGGTCTACCATCAATGTTGGTGATAAATGTACGGGTATTGTTAGCAGTGGGCATCTGTACAAGATCCACTTGTTGTGTTAATTTTACTAGATTACCAGCAAGAGTTTTTTGTGGCGTTGATAAGTCTTCTTTTACTGGACGACTAGTAGTTTTACCTCCGGCACTGCGTTTACGTCTAGCAGCGCAGTGAGCTCGTTGGCTAAATCCGCGCGGACGGCTGCAGTCAATACTACGCTTGTATTTGTTGGTCCAGGTCTCGGTAATTGGAGGTGCTGTGCGTTGAATTCGCTTGAACCACTCTAGGTTAAAAAACGCAGGCGCCGCGACCACAGCAAAGCCACTAACACGACGATGCATATTAGTATCTCGACGCATTTTACCTTTGCTATCTATTATTGGCGGAGACAGACGAAATTTTGCAGATATTGGAGTACGTTTCCCCTGTCCTGTAATCATATTAACTTGTAGATTTTCTCCCATGTCCCAATTGAATTGATTGACCAGTGCCTGTGCCATGTCATAATGCACAGCATCCAATGCCGGCCAAACAACAACAATATCCTGTATGGGAATATAAAGCAATCTTAGATCATGATCACTTTGACGTGCAGCCATACCAACCATGCGTTGATAGCCAGGATTAATCAGGATCTCGACAGGTTTATCCTTAACAAATACAATGTTATCAGCTTCTAATAAGATTGATTCTGTAGAGTTCTTTCGGCCACGACGCATGTTAATTTGCCAGCGTGCTAGTTGTCCTTTACGACCCGGTGCCTTGGCAGCTTTTTGTAGCTGAGCCATGGTAGCATTTTTAGGGATACCATGTCGTTGACTATCCCCTGGGCGACCTGGCCCCTTACCATCTGCAAAATTTTCATCTACAGATTTTTTGCTGCGTAGATCTTTTAATCTTTGTCTTAGTCGGTGTAATTCACCGGCGTTGCTTTCGGTTCCTGACAGTCGACGATCATAAAGTATTTGTCTTATACGAATTAAGATTTGTTTTTCTTCGGACTCAGATTCACTAATAACATTAGACGCATGATCTACGGCATTGCGATCAAGTTCATTTAGATTTCTTTGATATATTAGATCAGAAATCTTCATTGGCGTTTCATTTGATTTTGGGCATCATCAATACGCTGCTTACTGTGTTCAATATCTTCTTGAATTCGCAAACGTTGTTGTAATGAACTTTCAGGAACTGGTTTGTTTTGCTGTTTAAGCTTGTCTATTTCATTGTCGATATCAAACAATGTGCGTTCGTCACTGCGTTTAGCACGGTTGTAGAAATCAATTTGAGTTTGTAGACTGTTAATATGGATTTCTTTCAATTCGCCATACCAGGCCCAGCGCGGAAGACCACTCGAGTTCCACCACATAAGAGCAGTGAATATCATAGCAGCGAGAGAGCCCAGCGTAATCAACGGTTTAACTTTACCATCTACTCGGTCTTTCAACCACTGCCAGTTAAACACAGTTTAACTCCCGTTTAAATCCACATATCTGGATTGGTTAGATTATTCATGAATCCACGCCAGAATTGTGGCAGACCTTGTCTACGTGCAAGATTCTTCAGTGTGCTGTTGACTGCTTCTTCGTCTTTAGGATCGACATAACCAGCAACCGTCTTTTCAATAACCCTACCAAGATCGGTAAGTGCCTCATTGCTATAATCCGGAGATGGATCATGCAATGCTGCAAGAGCATCTTTCAAATCTCCGGCAGTTCTAGACATTCTAGCTGCATCTTCTCCTTTACCGGCTGCTTCAGCAGCAGACATTTCTGCCTGTAACTTGTCTATAGCCTTTGGTAGCAACTTATCTAATGCCGGGTGCAATGCCTGAATAACTTCTGAAGTTGCAGGGCGTGCTCTTTCCTGTGCACGACCGGTAACAACGTCTCTAGCAACACCGCCCGGACTTCTAACTGCACCGGGAACATCTTTCTTAGGAGCAGAAATAGATTTTATCACAACTTCCTTGTCGTGCTTTCCAGTTTCAGGATTGAATACAAACTTTTTAACCGGACCGGGAATTTGTTCGGGCTTAAATTCTTTATGTGTCCATTGACTTGGTTCAAACTCACGAGATTTCATTAATCGAGAACTGCCAACATAGACCTTTTGAATAGCACCTATAGCTCCGCGAAGTAGATCAAAAAAGTTTTCTCTATTTTGAGAATCGTATTTGTCAGGTATACCAACACGCTTCATGTTATAGCTGGTAGCAGGTGCGTTGTCAGACAATTTGCCACGACGTCTCTCAGCACTTCTATCAACTTTTACAATTGGTTTACCGGTGTCTGGATCTTTTTTGATTTTTGATGTAACTTTTCCAGTCTTTGGATCAACAGTGTCCTCGGTTTCATATTCATCGGGAATTAACATGTTATCTACACGCATGTCTTTGCTGAATGCTACAACACGATATCTTAGATTGGTATCGCCTTTGGCATCATATTCCTTGCCGCGTTGTGCAGCTTGTTCAGTTTTATCTAATATGTACTTTTCATCCGGCTTTGCATATGCAACTCCAAATTTACCAACAATTATCAAAACGTTATCTGGATTGTTTTTAAATTCTTGATTTTGTAATCTATCTCCCTTACCGATGAAATCCCATTCGGTTGTATCAGATAATTTTTCAAATCTATGTAGGTATTGAAGCAGAGATTTGCCACCGTTTAAGTATTCAGGTGTTTTTAAAATTTGACCTGGCTTGCTGGCATCTCTTTTTTTTGGCATTCTCTGTCCCGGCTTTGCCAATATTTTGAACAGGGTGGTTGTCTCTTCTAACGTTTCTTCTTCAACTGTTTCTTCTTCAACAGTGGTCTGTTGATTAATAAACTCGCGTAATATTTGTTCGCCGTACACAAAATACTCTGTGTTAACATTTAGAGATTCTACAAATGCTCTGTATGCTTTCATTTGATCAGCAGTTGACGATGTTTCAACAGCAGGGCTGGCAGCAACTGATGGAATATTGATAACCGGCATTGGCTGTATTTTGCCAAGATTTTCAATCATTTCTGCTAATTTTTGAATTTTGTCTTTCTGCGTCATGTTTAATCCTTTAGAATTGCATACGGTATAGATTATTTATAACACTTGCTGATATTGTTTACGGGTAATTTCGTGTCAAGTCACAAAAAAAGGGCGATTTATTCGCCCTTTTTTTGTCTTAAGATTTAAGTTTTACTGTAGAACGATTTCAACTCTACGGTTTTGTGGCTCACGAGCATTTGGTCCAGTCTGAACCATTAGTCCCTGTTCGCCCTTGCCAACTACAGAAATTGCGCTGGCTGGTACGCCTTCAGCAACCAAAGCGTTCTTAACGCTGGTAGCTCTACGTAGGCTTAGTGCCATGTTATAGCTTTCTGGTCCACTGGTGTCAGTGTGTCCTGTAGCAGTAATCTGAGCAGTGCCCTTTGAACGATATGCGCTAGCAGCTTGCTTGATTACATTCATGCCTGCGGCAGTGATGTTGCTCTTGTCCCAATCAAAGAATACCATAAAGCTGGTAGCTGCTGGTGCTGCTGCAACTGGCACTGGTGCCGGAGCCGGAGTATCAAACTTATATGTAAGGCTCAGCATAACGCCGATGTTGTTGTTAGTCCATTGTGCATTGTTTACACTAGGATTGGTAGTTCCGTAATAACGACCATCGAGATTAACACGAAGGTTTTCTGTTGCCTTATAACCTACACCGACAATGCCCTGATATGCAAGTGCAGTGCTGCTGAGAGGGCTGTTGCCGTCTACCAGAGCAAGACCTGCGCCTACACCAGCATATGGGGTAATAATGCTGTCTGGCATAAAGTCATAAAGAGCATTTACCATAAATGCTAGCTGTCCGACCTGATTGCCAAGTGCAGTGTTTGGAACGTTTACGTTAGTTGGATTGTAGCGATAAACAGTTTCGAACTCAACACGTGGTCCGACAAAGTCGTATCCGAACACGCCACCAACTGCCCAACCTGTCTGTGGTGTAACACCTACAACTGGAGCAGCCATTACGTTTGTATTAGCATTGAAATTGGTCATCCAATTAAGACCACCTTCAATGCCTGTATAAAATCCCTGAGTCTGAGCGTTAGCAGTCTGGGTCAAAACTAGACCAGCCACAGCGCAACCAAGGGCAAGCTTTAGTACTTTCTTCATAATCTTCCTTTCCTGAAGTTAAAAACAATATATAGCTTAAACTAACTACAAATCAAACTAAATTATTGAATTCTAAATAGTTTTCCAAAAATTGTATTTTTTTTGCAACACTCGTATAATTAGAGACTATGATTAAATTCCATGCAACCCCCATCTCATTAAATTTGATACATCTAATTGCTACCATAGCCGGTATAGTATGGATATGTATCTCTCCATTTCAATACATCAATTTGGTTTTCATATTCGTAGGCTATTTCCTCTTAGCCGGAGTTGGACACGAAATTTTTTATCACAGATATTTTTGTCATAAAAGTTTTGAAACATATTTGCCTGTACAGTGGGTTGGACTTGTGTTAGGTGTGTTAGCCGGCCGAGGAAGTCCAACGGATTGGACAGCAATACATAGATATCATCATAAATTTGCCGATAGTGATTTAGATCCACACAACCCGCGCAAGGAAAAATGGCGTGCATTTTTTCCTTATTTCTTTTTATATGATCAAAAAATTAATCCATTTATTGTAAAAGATCTTTTGAAATCTCCTGTACAACGATTTATCAATAACTATTATAACTTGATTATTATATTGTTTGCAGTGTTATTTGCTGTGATAGATTTGAATTTATTTTTCTATCTATGGGTTATTCCCATGGCTATCACTGGTTGGATGATTTCTTTGGGAACTGTTCTTAGCCACACATACGGTTATAGAAATTTCAACAGTAATGATAAATCGACTAATAACTTTATTATGAGCATTTTGTTATGGGGTCAAGGTTGGCATAACAATCATCATGCACAGCCAACAAGATGGGATTTAAGGATCAATTGGTGGGAAATAGATCCTTGTGCGTGGGTAATAAGATGTATTAAGCGCTAGTTGTAGTTGCTTGAGGCCAATTTGGATTATAACCATCTACTAGATTTCTATATATTACGTACTGCTCTGTGTTTTGTATTAATGCTTTATAAGGTAGTGGAATAAATTCCCTATAAAATGTTGAGCTTAAACTACCAAATAGAAAATATTTGTCTTTGATTTTTTCATACTTGCCCTGACGATTCATCGACATCATTACCCGCTTATTATATTCATTAAAAGTTAGCGCAAATACTTTTGCACCCTCTTTTTTAGCCCAGTCGATATGAATAGGCATTATGTGTTCTGCCACAACAATGCTTCCTCGATACTTTGGCATTTTCCATGCACGCACAGCACCGATTACTACATTAGGATCAAACTCCGCTTTGTAAGATCCACTAGATGCTACAATTTCGTTGTTTTCATCATATAAAAAGCTAAAAATACCATTATCAGATTTAAATCTATCAGTTTTTAGTAATAGATACAGCAAGGTGTTATTTTTGTTTTCCCAATCTGTGTATGCCATATTTGCACTGGCAGGTCGTTTGCTGTCCAATTCACATTTTTTACAGAATGAAAAAATGTCGTTTAATGTTTGATCATCGATGTTTTCAGGATCAACGGTTTTAACCTGCATTTGTGCCTTTCAATAATTCCACTAATTGATTATATTCTATTTTGAAAACGCCGTCCATAGTTTTTCTTTTTTCTTTGAGAATTTGAATATTTGTAATTGAGTTAAAATCTTCTAACTTATCAATTTGTTCATAGCCGGTATATTTAGGTCTTTCTTCTAATTCAAACATTCTTGTATATACAGACCGGCGACTAGAAAAGGTTCCTAACTTTCCAGGTAATCTGTTGTTACCCAATTCAACAATAGTTGGATCTAATAAAAATGATAAAAAGGTTTCTGGTGTCCATGAATGAAAGGCACTGGTTCCTTTAAGTAATCCTTTTTTGTAAAGATTGCCCCAGCCTTCCCAGGCTTCTTTTTGAGTGTAGTACCATAATCCGCTTGATAAATCTGGAGAAAGATATGGTTCTTCATTACCACATAAAACACTGCCTTTTAAATCTAATGCTGCTTTCATTGTAGTAATATATTGATATGTACCAGAATTAGCCATTTCAGCAATTTCCAAAAATTCTCTGCTATTGACAAATTTATGAAAATCAATGTCTATAACCAATGGTTGCAGATTTCTTTTTTTACAATATCTAAACGCATGATCGAGATCGTGTTGGTTTAATTGTGGATGAATGTTAACTATCACAGGAATTATTGGTAATTTGAGAGTTAAAAATGCTTCTAGCATTACTTCGCTGTCAATTCCTCCACTGTACAAAGCGTACAAAGTACCTTCTCTGTTATTCCAAATCTCCTGGGCATTGATTAATAATTCTTCGCAATAAGTTTTTGGACTTCTACTCGTAGGAGATATTTCCAGACAAAAAGTCTCGGCTGTACCATGTGATTTTATAAAATTATTTTTTCGATATTCGATCATTATTCTGCACCTGAACATTTATTTTATCATATGAAAGAGGATATAATCAACTTTACATTTTGATAGCGTGCTGTATAATTTTTAATATGAACGAAGAATTTATATTACCTTTTGATAAGGTTGCTATCAGTACCGAAGATGAAGCATATATCTATAACTTGTTAAAATCACATGACCAGTCAAAAGTGCTTGACTATCATGGATATCTACATCCAAAATTAACATTTAAAACTAAGTTCGCTCAGGAATTAAAAGCGTTTGGAGACACTATTGGTTTGAGATTAGCAGGAATTTACGCTTTTACGGCCAATGCAAATACCACAACCAGTATACACATCGATGGTAATATCGAGTCTGGACCGTTGCCTTGGAGAATATGTTGGTATTGCCGAGGAGATGCTGGCACATTAAGCTGGTATCCAACTGATTCAAATACAGTGTTTGATAATCATGTTGGTGCATACGTATTACCACGTACCATTGAACCAATTGCCTCAGTTAAGCTCAATATGAAAAGTGCTATCATACGCACTGAAATACCTCATCTATTAGATTTATCAGGAACCACTGTAGATAGACTGACTATTACTGCTACATTTAAACCATATATAAGTTGGCAAGAATTAAGAGCTAGATTAAACAATGTTAAGACTTGCTGATCAATCTGATTTCCAAAACATATATGATTTAATTAAATCAAAAACTAAAATTTTTGAATCGCCGTTTATTCCAGATAGCTTTGATACTTTCTGCCGCAGATTACAAAGTGGCAACACAACTAGAATTTTTCTATCTTTCAATGATACCATTTTACAAGGTATATTGTTCACAAGATTAATCACCAATGTGATCCCAGCATGGTATTCGCATTTGATTGTAGTTAAAAACGGATTAACTTTGCGTACGAGTCATTCAGTACAAGCATCGCTGTATGATTCTGCAATCGATTATTATGAACAAGAGAATATTAACATGTTTTTCTATGTTCAACCCATAAGATATGAAAAGCTATTGAACAATCCGGTGAGACAATTATCATCAAAGTTACAAGGATATTCTAGCGTTATAGTAGATAGTATTCCCGCCGGGGTTTCAAATGACTCAATTCTTATAAAAACACTATTACAAGATAGAACACCTGTTGTAGATGTTAGAGTAATTATGAAAGTAAAGAAGGATCAAATAATATGATTAATCCGCATTTTATTAAACTTACAATACCTGTACATTGCTTATTATTATTGTCGTTTTTTATGATACATTGGACAGTGTGGAACATAATTGGAATTCTAATTTTATGGACATTGATTGGCGGGTTTGGTGTAGCTGTAGGGTATCATAGATTATTTGGTCATAGAAGTTTTAACACGCATCCTGTAATAGCTAAGATATTAGCTTATTTGGGATTACTAAGCGGAGACGGTAGTTTAATTTTTTGGGTAGCTTTACATATTGGCATTCATCACAAATATGCTGACAAAGAACAGGACCTACACTCTCCTATAAAGGGTTTATGGAGTTCATTTATCGGATGGCAGAGTAAAATAAACCAAAACACCATAAGCTTATTACCAGCTAGGGCATTATTAAAAGACAAGTACTATGTGTTTTTACATGATTATTACTACGTTATTTTTTGGTTAACGTTCATTATATTGGCAGGCATTAGTTGGCAATTTGCACTAGGAATTTTTATTCCTGCTTCAATACTAAGTCATCATCAAGATAACTTAGTTAATGTGGGTGGTCATCTACGTAAAGCTGGATATAGGAATTTTGACATAAACGATAATTCAACTAATAATTGGTTTACAGGTTTATTTGTATGGGGTCAAGGTTGGCATAATAATCATCATGCTAGACCAAATGATTCAAATTTTGGCGGTCAACAATGGTGGGAATTTGACAGCGCACATAGATTATTAATTCCTCTGATAAGGAGTAAAAATGAAAGTAATACTTAAACAAAATTGGAACTCAACAGTATCTGGGTCATATAAGATTTATACTATAGGTATTGATACAGAAAAAGTTCTTAGTAATATTACAAATCTACCGCAATGGGTTTCCACTGTAACATCACGCTTTGCAGTTATCGTACTTGATAATGATGAAATAACATTTGCTGCCGTAGATCATCTATCAAATTATCCATTGTATTATTCTGATACATTTATCACTGATAATTGGTTTTATGTAGATTCAAATCGTTTGGAATTTACAGAGAATAAAGTTGTATCAAAGGAGACATGGCTGTTAGCTGGACAAAATTTATCAGCAGATACTTGCTTCAATGAAGTAAAAAGAATAATGCCAAATCATTATCTAAAACAGCAAAAACAATATCAGTATAGATGGATGAATAGGTTGCCATATGCCAAAGATAATATACGAGATTTTATCGTAAACAAGTTTCTTGAATTGGAACAGACAGATAATACATTAATGTTTAGCGGTGGCGTTGATAGTGTATTCTTAATGAATCTTGTTGTGAAGTATGGAACAAAAAATTGGCGTTTTATTCACATGCACAGCGACAGCGATTTTCATAATGAAACTGCTGCGGTTGAATATTTTGAAAAATTTTATAATGTAAAGGTAGAAAAATACAACATCGATAACACTCATCTTTTAACCAGTTCACAGATAGATAAAATTAATTACCTAGAAAAACAAACTAATTTTCCTAACTATTGGTATCATGACGAGTTGTATGGGAAATTCATTATGTTTGAAATGGCCTCGGTAAAAAATGAATTAATTTGGACGGGTGAAGTTGCAGATCAACTATTTGGCAATCCTAAAATCAATGCGTTAGTACCAACATGGCTACAAACTAAGAACTCCGATGCAATTGCCGATCTTTGGATTGATACAACCAGATCATTAGTAAAGAGTTGGATCAGTGATGTAAACAAAAATCATGTGATCAAACAAAAGTTAAATGATCAAAGCGACGGCATATACTGGCAGACAGCATATGATAATATAAAGCGGGATCTAATTAGAATATTAGAAGAAGGGAATATTGAAGATATTGTTGTGCGTTTCACTAACTACAATTATTTGATTAAAGGACAGTTACGTGTTTGGCCATATTCTCAATTGCCAATGTACAATTTTTGTAACTTGTTTACACACTATGAACTTGCTCCAATGGTGTTCAGTTTATCTTCAAACGAGCTGGCACCAAATTCTCTTTTTAAAGGATACCTATATAATTTGTTTCCCAATGATCTACCCATTTATGCATGGGAACTTCCTAAAACGGGACCAACTCAAAAAATTAAAAGGCTTTATGATGAATTTATCAGTAAATTTTAAATCAATAAAATTCAATAACATAGTAATAGTTTCTAATAGAGCTGCATATGACTGGTATATGCAAAACTTTTTTCCATATTACAGCCAGGTATGGCTTTATTGTGTTGAACCAAATGTAATAGATGACGAGTTGTCGTCAGAGTTGAAAAATCAAATTGAGAACAACGAATCTATAAATGTAATTATTTTTGGAATTCAAAACTATACCAAATTTAACAGAATTAGAACACAGAAAATATTAGTGATGGACAATATAATAATGAAATCAAAATTGTTGAATATGATTAATAGAAGTATAGTTGAAATTATTTCAGGATACTGTCAACAATGGTTTAATATAGACAGAATTCCAAATAAAGAAATTTGGACAAATAGCTCATTGTCTAAAAAAGGCGATATATATACGTTGTTAGGATAAACAATATGACAGCATGTACATGGACTTTTGGAGAACATGGATTTTATTTTAAACCACTAACAAGATTTCCAGAGATATGGAAACAAGAAGTTTATAATACGGCCAAACTTATTAGAAATAACACAGATAGAAAAATCTTTGTTTGCATGAGCGGCGGCATTGATAGCGAGATAGTTGCCAGATCTTTTTATGATCAAGATATTGATTTTTCAGCTGTAATTTTAGAATATGATAATGAACTTAATACGCATGATATATCTTATGCTAAGAATTTTTGTCAGCAAAGGAACATAAAAACTCATATCATAAAAATAAATTTGATAAACTTTATTGAATTAGACATCCCTAATTATATCAAATCTGGATATTATGCAACAAATATTTTTAGATTTATTCAACGTCGATTAATTGAGGAAGTTGAATTGTTAAATGGATGTGCAGTTTTAGGCGGCGGCGAACAAATATTTGTTGGACATAATAATGAAGTATGTTTAACCAAGTCACTTGATGCATGGTCCTCCGTTCAATTTGCACAAGAGCTACATACTAATCATTGCGTTGAATTTTTTATGCATAATCCGGAGATACAGTATGCATGGATGTGCGAACCAATTATAGAGATAATGACCGCTAATTCAGAATATTATCCTGTTGATTTAAAGATGAGTATAGAGAAAATAATCATTTATCATAGATACTGGAATGAGATGATTCATAGAAAGAAATATTCAGGCTATGAGAAAATACAATCGTTTAGAGAACAAGTTGAAAAAAAATTGAAAACACAGTTTACAAATTTGATCCAATATCACATTCCAATATCTAAAATTAAAAACGATCTTTTGAAAAATCTTAATTAAAGAAGAGTTATGTTTGAGCCGTTTAATTCGTTAGGATCAAATTGGTTAGATTTCCATGTAACCGTCCAACCGTTTGCTCTGAATTTATCAAAAATAGTAGCATCGTTATCGGCATAGAATGTATCGCCGGCTTGTTTGTCGCTCCACACCCGATGAAAAGACACTGTTTGTTCATCGGGTCGAGTAATAAATGAAACAACTGTTAAGCTGCTTGCTCCGTCAACTCTCTGAGCATAATCAGTTCCAGCTGTTGCAATATCTTGCATAGCCTTAATTTCTTTTCTAAAATCAGCTAAACCAGCCGGTGTCAAGGGCGTAGATAACCCTTCTTTTGAATAAGAAATAATGTATTCTTGTAAATTAGCAGTTGTCATTTAAATCTCCGTAGGATGGTATATTTTGATATATTTATTAAGTCGTAATATAATATTTATATGTTTATTTTTGATCTCAATAAAAAAGACGATGCATTTAAGTGCCAATTCTTATTCAAAGAAACAGAGTTTACAATTCATAGCTTATCCTATGATCCCAGTCCAATTAAGCAATCTTGCTATGTAATTGGATATGTTGAGAGCTTACATGCACATGGTTGCGTACTGGAGCACAAAAATGTTGCAGGATCCTTTGTAGATGTAGAAGCTATTTCAGGTACAGGATTCTATATTACCAGCAGAAGTGATTGCGAATTTACAAGGTTTGCTGAGCCAAATATTCATGCAGAAGGAGCACTAAAATATATAGATGGCTGTAGTAATACTGAGCTAATATCTCCGGTTAAAGTTGGTTTACCGACTGTAAACTACTTACATGTTCCTAGCAATACCACCCAAACATCTCATATACACAAAAGCGCCAGAGTTGGTTGGATAGCCAAAGGTAATGGCTATGCCGTAACTGACACAGATAGGCACGTTTTATCAGAAAATATTATGTTTTTCCTTCCGGCATATGAAAATCATTATTTTGAAACCAAGCAGGATTCATTGTCTATAATTGTTTTTCATCCCGATTCTGACATTGGCCCGACCGACGAAAACAATAATATGAAGGTAAGAACTCACATATAAATAATTTTATGTCTATAAAATCACTTGTTCGATCAAATACAATTTATTTGCCCTGGTTACAAATAATTCTCTCTGCGTTGGCTATTATTGGGGTATGCGTTTTTCCATCAGTTGGAATGTTCTGCATAAGTTTGGTCTTGTATGCCTTAATTGGTTGTTTCGGCATAAGCATAGGCTATCATAGATACCTTAGTCACAAATCCTTTACATTTAAGAAATCATGGCTACAATGGCCTTGTATCTTTTTAGGATGCTTAGCTGGCACCGGTAGTCCTATAGGGTGGGTAGCAGTACACAGAGAGCATCACAGACATAGTGATCGTACCGGAGATCCGCATAGTCCTCATACAATAGGATATAAGAGTCTTCTAGCAAATTATCAGTATGAATGGAATAAATGGCCAATTAGAGATTTGATTAGCAATCCAACTCATAGATTTATACACGATTACTATTTTATTTTATTAGCAGTCTGGATAATAGCATGGGCTATTATTGGACTGCCGTTTTTGATATATGTTGTAATTTTACCGATGGTGTTGGCTATTTGGGCAAGTACTATTTCAAATTACATCAATCATAAATTTGGTTATAAAAATTACAAAACTATCGACGAAAGTAGAAACTGCTGGTACACAGCATTATTAACTTTTGGCGAGGGCTGGCATAACAACCATCATGCTAGACCAAAGAGTTACAGATTTGGTCAAAATTGGTGGGAACTTGATCTTGGTGCTTTTTTAATAGAAAGATTTTTTGCCCGTGATCTTTAAAACCAACCTTCAAATTGATTTGCCAAGACTGGTTAAAGATTTATCTCGCTATATTGATGTCTTCGACCAATTTAATCAATTATCTATTGTATATGATGAAAATAGATTGGTAGAAAATATCGAACCACATTATGTTGCTATCGGCAAAAGTCCACCAGACATTGATCAATGGAATCTTAACAAAATTTGTCCTTTATTTGCAAATAGTTATTTTGCGGAAATATTTGATCTAGTTCCATATAAGAAGCAACGTGCTAGAATAATGAGAATGGCACCTCGTAGCACATACAGTATGCATGTTGATTCATATAAACGTTTGCATTGGGCTTTAATAACAGATCCTAGCTGTCATTTAACTTTTCAAAATAATGAACAATTTTTTGGTTGGCATATTCCGGCCAACGGTTTTGCATATCTTGTTGATACCAGAAAGATGCACTCTGCAGTAAATCCCTGGGATCAATATAGATATCATTTTGTTATTGATATAAAGGATTAAACATGAAACTACTAGTATTTCTTATATTATTGGCAATTTTGTTTGTTCTGTTTCCAGCTAAAGTTTTAGCAGCTATAATTTTAATTAGTTCTGGATTTTTATCGCTGGCTATTTTGGTATTTGTGCTAATTGCTTGTCTTCTTGGATAATAAAAAAAATGTGCATGTGGTGATTTTGCATCTTCGGTTCAGTTGCGAACGATAGACATCAAACAGCTTGCCATGCTTACTTCTATCTGGCCATTATTTCAGACCTGCGCTTTTTCCCAATCACCTCAGGGAAGAACCATAAGACATGAGCTAGACTCTATACATGCTGTGTGTATGGTTTTCCAATGCTCATCCGGCTTCTTCCTTACCGCGCTGGATTTTAACATGCACTATGATTTCAGCGTCTATGTTCACAGCAACATGTCAACTTACGTCATGCTTTATACTAGCAAATGTTAACTGATCAGTCTAGCGGATTTGTTTGAAATAATTATGTCAAAATATTAATAAATAATAATGCAGTTCGCGGAATTGGCGTTCCCAACTGCTCTATAACTCAGGAGAATTACAGCAATGTCTAATATTTATTATGTATATGCATATATAAGAACTAAAAACTCAGCAACTGCTAACGCAGGTACACCATATTATATTGGTAAAGGTAAAAATCGTCGTGCATGGGAAAAGCATATAGTACCACGGCCAATAGACAAAAATTATATAGTTATTGTGGAATCAAATTTAACTGAAGTTGGCGCACTTGCATTAGAGCGCAGATTAATAAAATGGTATGGCGGGAAAGATTTAGAAACAGGTATATTACTTAATAGGACAGATGGCGGCGATGGCGGATCTAATATTGTTTATGAAAGGACATTAGAGCATAAACAGAATCTGTCAAATGCATTGAAAGGCAAACCAAAATCTAATGAAATGAAAAAGAAATTGTCCATTACAAACACAGGACGAAAACTATCAGAATCTACGAGGAAGAAAATATCAGAGAATAACAAAAACAGGGTATTATCTGACGAAGTATTAGCTAAGCTTAAAATGCCAAGATCTGATGATATAAAAAGAAAAATATCAGAGTCGGTTAAAAACTCTTATCGTTTAAGAAGATTAAAACACTGAGATTACATGTTTTACATTAGTACCTTGAGGATTATTATGAGTCTTGCGAACTCGTTTCCCTCAACATCCACTGTCCCCTCATATTGTGAGACAGTCTACTAACAATGTCGCCTTTTTTAAGGTCAGGCAGTAGACCTTTCATGCAGTGCTACTCTACAACTTTTGCACCGTTAGCCTTGCGAGCTATTCGAGAGCGCTAACCCTCTACGACACATCTGTTACAGACCAACTCCACCTTGCGAGTTTTGTTGGGCTTGGTTCTCTTACGAGCCAAGCATTAGACATCTTTCACACTACACAGGGCCAGGCTTTGCGTTTTTGTAATCGAAAGTTGGACTTGAACCAACATACGACTGCTTGGAATGCAGTTGCCTAAACCATTCGGCTATATCGTTTGAACCTACTGTGATGTGCTGGCCCTGTTGCTGCATACCTTGTTAGATACACAATACAACACACCACCTGTATTTCGTCTTGCAGACTACTTTACCGTTTACCTGGACACTGTCTAGCCTTACGAGCTAGCCAATCCCCTCAAAACTGCCAACCGCCCTTGGCTGCAAAGCCTCGAACTTGTTTGACTATCCATTATCTATCAGCATTCTGTTGGTTTGCGTGCAAAGGTGATACTTGCGGTATCTTACTCCTCACCGATTGGCTCTGGAGCACATCCTTTCGGACCTTTACCCAACTGTCCTGCTTACCACCCCTTTCGGATGGCTCCTTTCGGAGCAGACTGGACTTGCATAGTGGACCCTATTGCTAGGTGCTGGTAGGTAGGCCTTCCAGCTTTGGGTCAGTTGCCTGACTTATTCCATTAATGGCGCTATGCCGCCAATGCTTATTTTACATTTTATAGAACAAAAACTTTGCACATTCGCTTGCGCTTGTGTGCGCCGTCTATGTAGCTAATATACAGAGCTTGACCAGCGCTGTCAACAGCATTTTTTGATTTTTTTTAATTATTGCTGTCTTTTTTAAAAAATAGTAAAAACAGCTATGAAAACTAAGTGGGAAATAAGCCTTGCACAAGGTGAATGGTTTGAGGATAATGTCGCATTGCCCTGGTTGTATGCAAATTTTCCACAATGGTGGATTACGGATTGCAGGCTAGAGAAAAAGTCACAATTTGGTGGTCCAAAAATGCGTACTGCAAATCAAGTATTAACACTGCCCGATTTTAGATTGGATAATGCAGAAACCAATCAAACTATTTGGATTGATGCCAAATATAAGACTAAGTCTTATAAGCTAGATGATTATCCGGGCGATTACTTTACTACAATAGACCCAAGAAGCTATCAAGAATACATGGATTTTATGAAAGTTTGGCCTAACTCAGATTTTTTGATTTTGTTTGGAAAACGAACTACTAAACTACTTTATATAATGAATCTAAAAACAGCCAAGCCTGTTATGCATTGGTATAATAATGAGCATGTTACAATGGGTAGAAATAGTGTTCCATGTTTTTCAGAGCGGTATCTAGACCCGGTTGGATCTTGGAATCCAACCCTAATGCCATACTAAAAGTTATCCCACACCAGCCGCCACATTGTATATTGTTCTTTGTTTTCAAATTTGAATAATACTTGATCCTTATTGGGTTTAATAGAAGGACAGTTATCATCAAACCATTGGTCTATGTCAGACCAATTTGTTTCCCACCAATCCCAGTTGAGAACTATTGCGTAATATGGGCCTTCATCTTGTTGATTGTTGTATACTGCTAATTTTGTAGTCATGAATGTCTCAACAAAAATAAAATATAATCTTCTTTGCTGTTAAAGTCTATGTGTGCTCCTAGACCATATGCATATTCTCCATAAACAGCGTTATATTCTTTTAATGCAAGATTCACGGTCTCTTCATTTAAGACCGCATACGGTTGCTGTTGTAATAGACAGCGGAAAAAATTAGATATATGTGGCTTTGAGTGCATAACCAATACGCTTATAGGAACGCGATAGGTCATGACCACCTCAACAGGAAAAACGCCGCATCGTGTTCATCTTCAAAATTATATGTAGCAGAATACTTAACAACAGGAGAAAGAATATTCATTCCATAATAATGATTCGTGGGGTTCACAGTGAATGTCATGCTAGAGACAAGACGATTAGAATCTTTAAAGCTTTTACAATTATCTTTAGCCCACTCTGGTATTTCGTCGGTATCATGATCAATAGTTACAGATATTAAAGCCATGTTAGTTTAAAAACCATTGCATCTTCTTGATTTGAAAAAATTAATCTATAGCTATCGTCAACAAAGACAAAATTCCAAGTCTTTCCAATCTTTCCAAAATTGGTTTGTAACCATTCTCCAACTTCTAGCCTCAAGCTACACCACGATCTACCAATTAACAGCACTGGATGGTTTTTAGTCTGGGCCGACCGATCATCTATAGGAAGCTCAACTATAACCATGTTAGTGTAAACATAGCACAATCTTCTCGATTTTCAAAGTAAAATCTGCTAAATCTCATATCAAAAATATATCCACATTCGCCCAAGTTGTGGATGCACCAAAGCTTCGCCTCTCCAGCTTTTTTATAATCGTTAACATAAACCCACGGATAGTTTGCTGCCACGATATCGGCGTGCAAAGTAAACTTACGTCTATCATATAAACGCAAGAATTTCTTAAAATGTCCAGGTTGTAGAGGTATTTTTAATCTGTTATCATATTTACGTTTGGATTTAGACCCGTATCTAATACTGAAAATTTGACCAGTAGGTGCAGTCATTGGCTGTACACCAATAATATCATTAGCGACAACTGTTGGAACGGCTCTATGGAGTATTGTTGTTACTACCTGTGATATGGATTCTTGTGTTGATACAGTATCAGACATAGACATGCAAATAGTATACGGTCATAACCCTAGGAAATATGATAAATATTTTTATGTGTGTTATAGCAGTGAAATATCTACCAGAAATTGGTTGGATAGGTGTAAAAAATAGAGATCGCGGATATTATCCAGAAATCAATATACGTAAAAGTACCAAGCATGGCATTGAACGCTGCTATATCTGGGATGCAAATACCAAGTATACAGAAGGTGTAAACGAGCACGGCGTTAGTATTATATCGGCTAGCATGGCCACTATTAGTGATGAAAAAGGTGCAGGAACCACTACACACGAAGGTACAAATAAAAATTATATGAGTCCAGATGGTAAAAAGATTCGCACCGCGCTTTTAGAAAAAACCTGTAAATCTGCATTGGAATGCTTGGTTGAAAAAGAACTTACAGGACATACGTTTGTTTTTAATGAGAACGAATGCTACATTCTTGAGAGTGGTTACAGAAACGGAACGTTTGTTTATAAGATACAGGAAATACAACCTAATCAAGTCTGCGTTAGAACTAATCACGGAATACTGTTGCCATGGGCAGGATATCAACGTGTGCAGACAGATCCTTCGCATAGTCGTAAACGTGTTAGCAGCGAAGTACGTAAGATTAAAAGTGAACTAGGTATGATTCCTAGCAAAACTGTAAAAGAAGCACTTAACAGTATTATGGATCACAGTGAGCCTAATCCTCAACTTAATCCCTGCAGAATAGATGACAGAGATGGTTATATGAAAACCACTGGACAAATAGCTATAGTTCCAAAACATAGAAAACTATATTATCGTCCAATTTGGAGTGCCTTAGAAGTTGATTTTAATAAAATCAATCACGGGCATAGTAAAACATTTTTTGAAGTAATTGATGTGCCAGCTGATACAGCTAAAGCCAGTGCTAAATTAAAAATTGCAAAAAGTTAGACGTGAAAACTTTGACCGCACCCGCAACGACCTTTCTCGTTGGGATTAGTGAAAAAGAAACCGTTTGAAAATTCTTCTTCTTTATAGTCCATAATTGAGCCAATTAAAAAAAGTATACTTTTTCTGTCTATGAGAATCTTAATATCATCTATAGCAATTACTTCATCTTGTGCATCTATGCTATCGCTGTATTCTAATGTATAACTTAGGCCGCTGCAGCCTTTAGTACGAATACCAATTCTGATGCCAGCTGTGTCTTTTGACCTAGCAGCAATCATTTCTTTTATTTTACTTGCAGCTAACTCAGTTACCTGTAGTAGCTGAGGACGATTCTTCATGGGCTGGTTCCATTTGCTTTTTGCGATAATCTTCAATAGCAGCTTTAATAGCATCTTCAGCTAACACGCTGCAGTGTATTTTTACTGGTGGCAGGCTTAAATGCTGAGCGATATCTGTATTTCTAATACTAGCTGCTTCGTCTAGAGTTTTACCTTTAACCCATTCAGTTACTAGGCTTGACGCCGCAATCGCTGAACCACAGTTATGAGAACCAACCCTATTTGAGAAAAAAACATGAGCACCATCGTCTAATTTTAAATCATATACTATTACAGTCTTACCGTCGCGTTCACATCCTCGTAATTGATTTAGGTGAGTAATTGGCGAGATGTTGACTATTTTGATTCCGTTATGTATAAAATTTTGTACTTTTGGTAGTGCAGTTTCTATATCTTCTATTGCTAAAAATAATGAATCGTATCCAGCAGTTGCAAGTTGTTGGCGGCGTTGCTCTACATAATTAGATTCCTCAGACCTATCTTGCATAAATTTAGGCATACGTTTTGTGTAAACTTCTATGCATTTTTTCTTACCGGGAACGATAAAGTCTGGACTAGCAGGACCATTTATGGTTTGAATCCAAATTTTGCCAGCACTCCACACTGCTGCTACATTGTTTTCTTCAAATAAATTAATATATGTTTGTTCGATGCTAGTAGGTAAAGACCAATCACGGCGTGACATACCTTCCTGCCATTTTTTAATGTACTCACTATCTTGCCATTTTTTTAGGCTCGCTTCACGTTGTTTCTTTTTCATTGTTACCGGATCTTTACATATGAATCCGGGTTGGTTTTGTGGTAATACAGAATGATCAAAATTTTTGTTCCATTCTTTCATTCTAACACTACTTTTTTCTTTAAAATTAGCACGATGTCTAATGTTAGTTAATATTCTTAATTCGTGTTCAGTTATTTCATATAGTTCTTGACCAACCTGTAGTTGTTGAGCTTCAACCGGTTGATTATTTGCATTCCAAAATATATGTTCTTTTGTGCAAATTAGAGAGAATGTGCCAGCATTGATATTTTTTCGGCTGGATTTACGTCTAAAAGTAACAACTAATAAATCATTAATGTCAACAGAATGCTTGATAATATCTCTTATTTTTTGATTAACAATTCTTTCGCCATTCCAAGCCAGTACTTCGTCTCCTATATTTAAATCTTTGATTTTTTTAACACAGGTTGGTGTATTAATTGGAGCATTGCTGGTCAAGCAACCAAATGTTTTGAACTTAGCATCTTCAATAAGTCCTTCTGGACTTACTTTGATTTGCAGCTTCATAACATCTCCGCAAGCCGGAGCTCCTACTAAACCGGTTCCAACATTAGAATCTAGTTTATCAAGTGATCCTATATTTCTAGGATTTTCATAATGATCTATTAGCCTACTGCTGTATGTCATAAAAATATTTATGCTTCTTCAATTTCACAGCGAAGTGGGAAGTTGTTAGTCCTAGCACTTAAAATAGTTTCATCACGCTTTTGTGTTGCAACTTCATGGCTGTATGTGCCTGCGATACCACGACCAGTTTCATGGATGCGTAGTGTTAGGCTGCTAGCATCATCAAAGCTTTTATGGAAAATATTCATCAACACAAGAATAACGAATTCAACCGTGGTGCTGTCATCATTGTACAGCACCACGTTGAACATACCAGGCGCACGCATGGTTACTTTTGTAGTAGTGTCAGTTTGTTCTACGGTATCAATAGCAGCCACGCATGCCTCCAATATTAGTCTTTTTTACCTTCAATCAAATTGCCGGTTGGATTAGTTCCAATGGCAATCTTTCGAGGCTTCATTGCTTCGGGTAGCTCATATGCAAAGTCAATAGTGAGCACACCATCTGACAGGTTACTAGTTGTTACCTGAATGTATGCATTCAAGTAAAAAGTACGACGGAAGCTACGTCCAGCAATACCCTTGTAAAGATATTTCTTATTATCTTCCTTGGCGATTTTGCCTTCAATAGTTAGTACGCCGTCCTGCAGTGTGATATTGATATCATCTGCAGTAAATCCTGCCACTGCCATACTTAGACGATAGTTATTTTCGTCAATCTGCTCTAGATCGTATGGTGGATAGCTTGTACCAGCTGAATTTCTCACCTGATCAAGCATACGGAAAGTAGGTTCAAAACCTACGGCCACACGATTGAGATCACGAAAAATATCGTCAAAGTAATCAGTCATTGTAGTAAGTCCTCGCATGTTTACCTCCTATATTAAGCGAAGTATATTAGTGAAACCCTTTTAGGCATCTCACTGGCTAGATTTTATCTAGCACTGTATATATAAGCATAACTAGGTACAGTGTCAAGAGCTGTTAGTCGTTTTTTGGCAAATCAATAGGTGATTTGTTAATTACCTTTTGTGTCTTAGGCTTTTTCTTACGAGGGGTTTCAATTTCCATAATCTGAGCGTACTTTTTCTTCCAACGAAGTTTAGCTTCACTCATTCTTTGACGCTTTAGAACACTCTGTGGTGTAAAGTTTTTACGCTTACGCAGTTCTTTATTCACACCTTCGCTATTCATTCTGCGCTTTAGCTGCGCCATAGCACCTTCTAAATTACCGTTCTTTACAATTACAGTCATACCCTTTTTACGTACACCAGGTTCGTCGTTCATATCATTCTCCATAGGTTGTATCCTTTTACAATTTATTTTGAAAGAAATCTATTTATTTTTTGGCATTGCGGAAACGATTGCCAATATAGATTTTCCATCTAGTGTAGGAGCTTTTTCAACTCTACATTCTCCAAGACCTGCTAAAAAGTTTTCCATTATAGCGAAGCCTTTATCTGTGAAACTTAGCTCACGACCTTTAAACTTGATCACAATTCGTACCTTAACTTCATCAGCTAAAAATTCTTTAGCATGATTAATTTTAATCTCAAGATCGTGTGTGTCTGTTACAGGACGAAGTTGTATTTCTTTTACTACAGTGGCATTTTCGCGTGCCTTCTTTTCCTGTTCTTTTCTAGCACGTTTTAAGCTATACACATGCTTGCCAATATCGACTATCTTAACCACAGGAGGTTTAGCCTCAGCTGTAATTTCAACCAGATCTAACCCCTGATCTCTAGCCATTTTAAGTGCTGCCTTGGCATTTACAACGCCTAGGCTGTTACCTTCTGCATCTAGCAATCTTACTTCAGGATATCTAATTTGCTCATTGCAAACCAGCCCGGCACGTACAGGATCTTCATATCTGCGTGCAGATTTAAAATTTGGATTTATATACCTATTGTTCAAGATGCTTCTCCAGTAGCTTGGCTAAAAACTTTTAATGGTTTATTCATATTTTCCACAGTCTCCTTTGTAATACATACTTTCCTTACTCCTTCTTTGTAAAGGCTAGGTAGCTCAAATTGAATATCAACAAGTATATTCTCAATGATACTTCTTAGGCCTCTTGCACCAGTCTTTCTTGCCATTGCCTGTGCAGCAATTGCTTGCAGACTTTCTTTTGTAAACTCTAATTCAATTTTGTCAAGTGAAAAGAGTTTTTGAAATTGTTTAACTAATGCATTTTTTGGCTTTGACAAAATTTTAATTAATGCGTCTTCATTCAAATCCTCAAATGCAACAATAATTGGCAAACGTCCTATCATTTCAGGAATGATTCCAAACTTTACCAAATCTTCTCCTTTGACTTGTTTTATTAAGTCATAGTTGGATGTAGTTGTGTCTGGCATTTTGATGCTGGCATTGAAACCAATCGAAGTATCGTTTTCTCCAACCCTGCGTTCAATTATTTTATCCAGTCCTTCAAACGCACCGCCAACAATAAACAGGATTTGCTTAGTATTAATTGTTACAAACTCAGCGTTGGGATTTTTGCGACCGCCGTTTGGTTGTACTTTTACATCACATCCTTCGATCATCTTAAGCAGAGCTTGCTGCACACCTTCGCCGCTTACATCGCGTGTGATTGATGTGTTTTCGCTCTTTCGACCTTTTTTGTCAATTTCGTCAATATAAACAATGCCGCGTTCAGTCTTGGCAATATCTTGCTCAGCAGCTTGATAAAGTTTAGCGATGCAGTCTTCTACGTCCAACCCCACATAACCACTTTCAGTTAAACTAGTAGCGTCTACAATTGCCAATGGCAGATCCAACATTCGAGCAACAGTTTGAATAGTATAAGTTTTACCTGTACCACTGCCACCGATAAAGATCATATTACTTTTATCAATTTCAACTCCGTCAATAACAGGATTATTGATTCGTTTGAAATGATTGTAGATAGCTACTGCTAGAGTTTTCTTAGCATAATCTTGCCCAACTACATACTCATCTAACTTATTTTTAATAACCTGTGGATGAGCTTCGGTTTCTTTAACAATCTTTGGCTTTTCTTGTTTGATTATTTCGTACGATAGAACGATACATTCGTCGCAAATGTATACGTCATTGCCTGCCACAAGTTTGCTTACTTGAGTTTGATTTTTTTCGCAGAAACTGCAAGAATGAATAATTTTATTAGTCATGTGTCCTTCTTAATGCTTATATCCATAGTATTCACGATTTGAATCGTACCGTTGAATTGGCTTATTTCTCGATATGCGTTCAATTACATCATCGGCATCAAATTTTATTTGTGCCGGAGAATTTTCTGGCTTATCCTGCATTAAGAGTTTAACTTCCTGTTTAATATCATTGCTTATAGTTGATTGTAGCACAGCAGCATTTTCTGTCAAGTCTTCCGTGACAAAAGATATTTGAGTTTTTTCTGGTTCAATATTTTTGATTGTTGTTTCTATCTGTTCTATTTGAGTTTTTTGTTCAATAGGTTCTTCTGGCTTGGGTTTTGTATCTGTAAAATTTGCAGAATTTTGCCCGTCTTCTTGTACTGTTGGCGTCGGTGGCGTTTGTATGTTATTACTCGGCGGAGTTGATGATTTGACTGCTTTTACAAAGCCCAAATTTGCTGCAATTAACATCAGCACAGCCAAAGGATCAAAAACAAATATAATAACTAGAATCATCCAAGTAACGGATTTTTCTAAAATGTTTTTATCGGCCTCTGTATTATATATAAAGTTTGCTAGATACTTAATAGGGCCAACTTCGGCTTCAAGTTTTCGATATGAAGATTCCAGGGTAAATTTTTTCTCATTAATTGAGTCAATTTCTTGGTTGCTTTTTTTAATTATAGTTTGCTGTTCAGTAATAAGTGAGCTGATATCTTCTACTTTTGTTTTACCTACTTGTTCTCTTAAACGATTAATCAATCTATTAGACTCTGCTACCTGATTTTCTACAGATTGTCTAATTCGAGCAATTTCTTCTCGTGCCAATTTAACACTGGTATTATTTTTATTAATTTCTTCAAGTTTACTAACCAGGGCTGTTTTCTCTTCTTTTTTACCCTGCTGCCATTGCTTAACTGCCGCAGCAGTGCCTGGTCCAAATTCGCCATCGGCTTTAGTACCTACTAGCCCCTGTGCCTTGGTTATCTCTTTAGCATCTATATATTTTTGTAGTTGTTCTTGCTGATGATCTATTTCAGCTATTTGATCTGTAATTATTTTACTTTGTGAATCGATTATTTTGCTCTGTTCATCAATTAAAGGTTGAGCTCTTTTATATGCTTCGTCTATACGTTTTTGTTCAGTATCAATTTGACTTTGAATGTTTACATCGCTGCCTGTTCCCACAGTTTCAAGTTGTTTTAATTTCTGTTCGGCTCGCTCTATACTGTTTTTATTTCTAGATATTTCGTTTTCATAGCGTTCAATTGTAGCTAGATTTTCTTTCATCTGGCTTGTTTGTTCAACATGGGCCTTGCTTAGAAATCCAAAAATACCAATACTGGTTATTATCATTAAAATAACCACAGCCGATGTTAGATATGTTTTTAATAAAAATGGTACTTTATCCCAACTTCTATATAACCAGCTGCTAAGTACTATCTTACTTGCTTCCAGCAACCCTCCCATGATTACCACAGGCCAAAATGCACCGGCAAATATTGTTGCTAAACCAAATACACTATAATAGGCTGCAACTGTGCTGAGACATAAAGCACAGATTAACAATAGAAAGTTTATAAACATAATTTATTTAGAGATTTTGCCGGTACCAACTTCTATGAAATCGTGCTCGCGGTCTAAAAATTTGTATCCTGCAGAAATTACATCAAAGTGCTGGCCAATGAAGTCTAATACTTCTTCTACATTAAATGGTGCACAGCTATACAGGTCAAATTGCATCTTGCTATTGTTTGGTTCTGGCAAATTCCATATATGCATTGTGCAATGACTTGTGGTAAGAATCACTGTAGATGTAATTCCTTCATTACCTAAATCATCACACCATGCAGTTACAGGGTCGATCATAATTCTCATTCTTACATGATTGACCATGCCTTTCATAAATTCAGTTACAAAATTACACTGGTTGGGACCAGGAGGATTTTTAATATCAGCATTAATCAAAAGGTGCAAGTGCGCTGTTGGTTTCACCTCTAGTATCCTCCTTAGACGCCAGATATTTGTGTTACAGTAATATTTTGTTCAACAGTGGCTATCTTTGTCAATGTATCAACACCGGTTGCGGTAATAGTTTCAATTCTTGCAGCGTTTGGTCTATTGGCAAATGCTCCATATGCAGCAAGTGTCGGATCAAATACTTTTCTATTGCTTTGTAATGTTGATACCATGGCTCTTGCCACAGCTCTTTTTACTGCAGCCGGGCCAACAAGAACATTTCCTGCATCTGGTTCTGTGCTTCTAGCAACAGTAACAACCTGATCAGGATGCTCATACCCTACTGTAAACTGGAAAGTTGCACATGTTCCATTACCATTAAGATTGCCTGTACGTACAACATTCCCCATAAAGAATGGAGTGGAGAATTGTTCCATTTCACTAACTGCCTGTACCCAACGCATGTTAGCACGTTCTTTGTTTTCACTTTCTACTAGTGTGATTGGATATCCGCCATAGTTGCCAACAGGGAATCCAAGCTTGGTTACTGCATTACCACTATTAATTGCCCATGGTTGACCATTGACATTAGTAAGTTGAAGTTTGTTTGCAGCTGGTTGTGCAGCAACACTAGTGCTAGGAGTGTAAGAGTTAAGCTGACTAACAACACTAGCTAGGTTACCTGCAGTAAACACAATGTTGATACCGTTAATGACTACATTATCTCCGGTACCAACTGATGTAAAGCTACCACCAACAACGTTTGGAAAATTTTGATATGTATTTGCGGTTAGCCCAAGCTTAGATAATGCACTGCCATTTCCTTCGGCTAGGTAAAATGCTGAACCTTCTGATCCTGGTGCGTTGGCCAAAGTTATGTAAGTTGATGCAATACGCTGATCAGCAATAATATTTGTAAATTTTGATACGGAATTAATTTTTTGAATAACCGCTGCAAGGTTCATGCTGCTGTCAAATATAATTGTATATCCATTTATGATGATAGTTTCACCGTCATTCATTACATTTGTGGTTATTGCAACTGTACCAGTTACATGAACTAATCTGTTATAATTTAGGGCTGTAGTACTATCTAAACCCCCGGCTTGATTACCGCCTAGAGACGTGTAATCATTAGGAGTAGTATCACTCCAAGTTACTTGATAATATGTAGGGTCTAGTGAAAAAGTAGTCATACTTCAATCCTTTGTATATTTGATTTAATTATTTATACAAAAGAATAAGATGTACTGGGTTTTTCTAAACGAAAAATTCAATATGCGGCGTTGTTCCAATCCAGCCTTGTCCGGTTGTGTAGAGTACTCTGTTAATATTGTGCTCTTTAATAGCACGAGAACATCCTTCACAGGGCATGCTTATAGCCGGATTTCCTGCATGTGTAAGACGAAGTATATACATGGTGCTACGGTCAAACAAATGTTGCAGATCTCGTTTTAGAGAATTGTTAATCGCAGCCGTTTCTGCGTGCCAAAAAACAGCATGCGGATTTTTGCGATATCTAGCCTGAAACGGGTGTGTCTTGCTGCTGTTATAACCAATGCTTAACACCTCACCTCTGTGAGCCAAAATAGCACAAACTCTAGCGCCAGCATGAGGCGTAGAGTCCTGTGCAAGCTTAAGAGCTAGACGCACAAACCAAAGATCTCTATCAGAAATATCCGTAGATTTATACATCTAGCTCAACATATTGCCAATTACGGTTTTCCATAGGATAACCCACAGGATTACAAACGTAATTCATATTTGCAATAGTTTTCCAGCTACCATAATGTGTATGCCCGTAGCACCAATATTTGATTTTTGGATCACAGACATCTTCCATCATGGTATTAACAAACATACCGTGTAGTTTGGTCCACGAAATATCTTGTGGTCTCAATACACTAAGTTGCCTATGTGGCAGATGATGCGTTACCACAACCACAGACTCCGGCGAATTGTTTACAGTGTTGATGATATATTCGCGATCTTTTTTAGCTGCATCTTCCACCGACCAAGGATCAGCACCTTTTTGGTCCCACATAATCCTACTGTCATGGGTCTGCATCCATTCGAATATTTGATCACCTTTGCTGAAAGGTTCTCCAGCTACAAAATCATGCCATCCCGTTGCGCCAACAAAGCGTACTCCGTCGATCACAACAGAGTTATGGTTTAGATAATGAATGCCGTGCGACGCACTCCATTTAGCATAATGCTGATGGATTTCATCAACCGTTTTTGGATATGGATAAAGTTTTTCAACATCCGGATTAAAGATTCTAGTACGATGAAAGCCAACATTATAAAAATCATGATTGCCGGCTACCCAAATTACATTAGCCCAGGAGTCTTTCAACGATTTAATCCATTTACACGTAATCCAAATATCATTGCTGATATCCCCGGCGACCACTATGGTATTGCAATCAGGAGAAGCCGGACTCAGCCTATCCGGATCCCATGCGGTGATGTCAACATGGACATCGGATATCAGTGTAAATTTCATCATACAACTATAGCATACTTGTTTATAAGGTCAAAGTTTTTTATTTGAAAAACAAATGACTGCCTATTCTTATCGAATTACGGCCTCCGCCAACACTGTGGTGATTGAAATAGATCGCGCCGTTACTTGGATCAGCTAGTTCTCCGCGATAAACCTTGTATGCCGTAAGCTGAACCTTTTGCCATGTCTCGTATTCAATTCGCCATTTTGGCGAAATATTAAATCCTGCCCAAATGAATTGGTATGCCTTGCGTCCATTTACATAATTATATTGAAAAACATTTTCACAGATATCGGCACTCCAATGCTGAACCTTTGTTCTATTAATTGGTACATGTGCTACAGCTATTTGTTCGTTAACCGTGCCACCCCTTGCTTCAAAATAAAGATTCCATGCTAAACATTCAACATTTTCTTTGTCAGCGTTTGTTAAATCTTTTGTTTGATCTATATTCAAAGGTAGAACTTCTCGCAAAACAGGAACCAATTTTTTATCATATAAAATTGATTGCTCGGCTGCTGATGTTTGCAATGGAAAAACGCACGCATATATGATTATTAAACAGAGAATTTTTAAAAATAATTTCATTAAGATCCTTATTAGTCGGAGGCTGGAATTTTTTTCCAATCAAATAAAATATACTATGATATTCACCGACCGTTGTGTTGGTGATATTATTTAAAAATCACGTTTGTGACTTAAAACTCAGTATAACTTAACTGAGTATTTTTAGGCGATGTAGAGAGAACTGCGGCCAGAATGTTCTCTGACCTCTACTGTCTTTATGATCAGTCGAGATATATTACTTTCATTCAAGTGATTTTGAATAAAAAGAAAAACATGCTCTGCAAACTTTTCTATTCCTACACCTGGCATGGTTTTTAGATTGATTATACCAAGATCGCATAATCTATTGAATTCGTCGATTGCCGGATCATCATCACTTATTATAGTTGTGTTATGAAATGTAGATCTTAGATAATCATTTATAATTATTTCCAATGAACAAGGAACATTAGTTAAATCTTGATCTAAATTAAAACTTTCAAAAACTATTTTAACCGATATATTAAATCCTTTTAAGATTTTATCCCGATCGTCTATAGCCCGAAAATTTCTTACTACACACGATAGATTCTCATTATGATCATATGTAATGGTAGATACATATCGTCCCATATTTTATTGTAAATGAAAAATTTGATTTTGCAAATCAGCATTGATTTTAACAATCATTCTTGTATACTAGAAAAAACATGAGGAAAAAATGAATAAGATCGGTGAGCAAGATCTAAAAGACTGGAATACCTATATCAACAAACTTTGGTCAGAACCGGAAACATTTTTCAAACCAAAGAAAGCTCGGCAAGATGAACAACAGATTTTAGATCTGCACGGCATGACGATTCAAACTGCCTTTAATAAAACTAGACAGTTTGTTCAGCGTCATTACGATATTGGTTCAAAACTTATTACAGTTATCACAGGCAAGAGCGGCAAGATTGCCGAAGAGTTTCCTCACTGGCTAAACAATCTTCCTTGCATTCACAGCTATGAACAACTAGAAGATAGCAGGGGACAAAGCGGTGCTTACATTATTCGGCTGAAAAAATCTAATTAATCTTGGTGTCTAAACCAAAGAAATGTAGCGTCCTCAAGGAAGCTGTTAATGTCGCCTATAAATTCAGCCGTGTGGGCCCAGTGCCATTGACCTGTCTTTTTATTATTGAATGGCAGACCATTAAACGTCGTGTTAGGCAAATCTAACCTTACGTTACTAGTAAAATCACAAACCCAATTGTTAGCATACAAACTATGCATTACACCTCTGTCACTTTGTTCCAAAATGATATTAGGACTTGAACATTGATAGGTAAGACAGCCATATTGTTTACTACCTACCATGTATTCGGGCAAACGAATAGTATTATCCACAAATAGTAGTTTATCGGCGTATTCAATTGGAAATTTCATCAAAATACTATAACATATTCTAAAATCATGTCAACTGTTAAGTAGATAGATAATTTTTGCTGCAACTGCTAAATATGTTGCACTGCACAATAAAATCTATTATATAATAAACAGGAGGTAGTTATTATGTGTAAGAGAGTGAACCGTTGGTTTAAAAAGGTATGGAAAAACATGTCTCAAGATCCAATTGAAGCATATCTCAGCCAAGCCACAGATTCTGTGGATTTGGAGCATCGTATGCGTACCGTAACCTATCGTATGATTAACAAACCTACATGGAGACAGTAAAATGGAAAATATGCGTGAAATGAACGAAACACTAGTAAAGTACATGGTAGAGTCAACTCGTCAAGCTGTTGAGTTTGGTCAGAAGGCTTGGACCGACTATGTTGAACTATCCAAGACTATTATGAATAAAGTTCCAGGTATGGATACTTGGACTAAAAACAAGAAGTAAAAACTACTAAAAACTTACAAAAAAAGCTAGCTGAAAAGCTAGCTTTTTTCTTATCGTAGGCTGCTCAATGTCAGCTTGTGGAGCTTTTCCAACAGTTACTTTGGATTCTTATCTTCACCGTATCAGGTTGTCATCTTCGGTGAATAGTTGGTTGTGTCCCTTTAACGATGTCCGGTACTCCGATCCGCTCAACCCTGCACGTTGCTCTCACTCACACTTTATAAGGTCTGATTAATAAATCGCCTTACACCCTGTACGTCTGCGTGTCTATCCACGCCGCTACGATATGTATATTAATACATAACAGTTTGAAAAACTACAATAATACTAATTTTTCATGTTTAACTATACACTTAGGATCAACATAAATTTCCCAGCCTTTTTCCTGTGCTGTCCAACAAAATCCAACATCCTCAGCACAGAAATCATGGAAGGTTTCGTTTGAAATCCATCGTGGTTGAAACCATGGATAATCTAATGATTCCATCACTCCTTTTTTGATTGCAATAAAACCAAATCCTGTATAGCTGACCTTAAATAGAGCAGATTTTGTTTTTAAATCATCGTCATTTAAGAACTTAAATGTCCCATAATCTTTTAAATGTGCATAGTTGAGGTTTTCTACTACAGGATAATTGATGCCGTCACTCATATGATATAATCCAGCAACAATGTCTCTATTGTGATTTAACAATGTTAGTATAGAATCAGCCGACCATACAACATCTGAATCAATCCATATTTGATAGTCATAGTCTATTTGTCCTTGCCACGGTTTTTGTTTTTTACCATTAAGATTATTACCGCCTAAAATTCTATTTCGACAATAATAAACAACGGGATCATAATCCATGCAATATGCATAAGATATGTTATTCTGTGATAGAAGATTTATTGTATGATTCCAACTATTAAACCAGTTGTTTGAAAAAGATTTACCCGGCAGACAGAATATAATTCTCATTATCTGTTTTCTCTCCAGGGGAATCCCATAGGGTACTTTGATTTCATAACTGAATTACCTTGAATAAAAAAGTCAGCTGTAACACTACCTGGGTTTCCGTCTAATCTATAACAAACAGTGGCCTTACCAGTGCATTTATAGTTTGGATCATATTGATCAATTATTGAATAAAATCTTCTATCGCCGCCCCATCCGCTATACCATGCAGATGCTAGGCCTACAATAGTTTCTTTTCTAATACAATAAGTAGATGTATCAACTAATCTATGTTGATCTGAAAGATATATAGGCCAACGTCCTAGGCTTTCACAATCATCATCACAAATATAGTTAAGATTGCTATCATATATTTTTCTCAAACTATGACACCAATGTAAATTGTAGCAATTAATAGTGTCTATCATCGTTTGCACGTGATCGGGTAAGAACCAATTATCTTCATCACAATATAAAATATAATCATGATTAAACAAAAAACTAGCTGCTGCTAGTATTCGATGTCCATACCATCCATCTTTTCCAGTATTTTCAGGTAAAACACAATGCTTGACGGCGGGATATTTTTTTAATATCTCTAGTGACCTACCAGCAAATTCTGGACCATCTATAATAGACCAAACATCTATCTTATCAATTATTCTATTAAATTTTTGATTTGTAGCCCCATTTAAGGCTTGAACCAGTTTTTCCGTACCTATAGTTGGTATGACGATTACAGCAGATACCATACCAAATTATAGCCAATGCCGCATAAATTTCCTAGTTAAAAATACCACACAAAGTTCTTAACGTATGAATCTCGATCGATTTCATTTAATGATAAAAACTCTTCTTCCATTTTGCGCCATTTATCCATCAATGGTATTGAAATAGATGGATACCAATAACATCCAAGAGCATTTCTGCTCCAAGGAAATCTTCCTTTTATTCTAAACTCGTTGAGCATATCAATGACTATCCAACGAAGATTGCTGCCAGAATCAATACTTAAACTATTTCTATCAAAAGATGTAGTGCTTAGCCATTCTCTAACCTTTAGTCGTATAGGCAATGGTGCTAGTCCAATGGTTGTATTAACGACATTACTAGTCCAAACCATAGAACTGCTTCGATGTGCTTGATCTATTACACCAGGAATACCCCGTCTGATAGGCACCAAATGATCTCTGGTTCCCATCCATGGTAATATGCTACAAGCATGATTAACACGATTTCCAGAATGAATAACTGGTTCAGACAAAACACTAGAATAAAAACATCTGTAATCAGCAGTTGGAATTTTAGATTTTCTAAATCTTACAGCTTGTCGTGAAGATAGATAAGATGGAGGTTCCCAGAGACCAATAACATCTTTTTCTATAGTTGGAGTTTTGATTTCACCATAAACACCCTGTGCAAATCTTTCATTTCTTTTCTGTTTGTGTACTAGATGCTTTTTAACATCTTTAGGCAGCTGATCTGTCGCTAGGTACATTGGCTGTTTCGGTCTCAATAAAGATTTTTTTACCGTGTTTGCGAAGTTTGAATCCTTTTACATATAGCTCATTTTTTGAATCAAATGTAGCATTCTGCAGGCCGTATGCAAACTGTTCAATATGCCCGATACTATAACCATAAACATGGTTGATTCCAAGAATATGAAGAATAAGATTTTTAATTCTAACCATGCTGAGATCTTTGATTTTTGTCCAATCAAGCATATTAGATTCAATTTCAGCATTTTTCAAATCATTCTCGGCTAATGCTGTGGTCAATTCCCAGGCTTCGCCTAGTAACTCAATACTTTTGTTAATATTGATATCTGCAATATCAAATCTTTCAGCGATCACTGGCCACACAGCATGACGAATATAGTTTCGATCATATTTCAAATCTGCATTACTCGTATCTTCACAATGTTTGATGTCATTCATTGCAGCATATGCCTCAATGGTGCTACGACTCACGTTAAGTAAAGGTCGAATAACATTTACATCTGCATCGTACCAGCAAGTTGTAACAGCAGGCATACTCTTAAGTCCGCGAATGCCACTGCCGCGGAATAGTTTTAGAAAGAATGTTTCAATTTGATCATTCATATGATGCGCCAACACTAGGCTGTCTGCACCTGTTGCACAGAATGCCCTATAACGTGCTTGTCTAGCAGCATACTCAACATTTTTACCAAAGACATCAATTGATACCTTTTGTACTGTACATTTAAGACCAAGATTAGCACAGGTGTGCTCTACCATAATGGCCCACTCGGCACTTTGTGGATGAATGCCGTGATCAATGTGCATGACTTCAAAAATGTCAGGTAGGTTATTTTTGTTTTGTGCTAACCAATGTAGAAGTACCATGCTGTCAATGCCACCACTGACACCAATAATACATTTCTTTGAATCTTTGATAGAAGATTCAAACCATTCCAAATTGATTAACTGCATTTGAGGTTCCATTTGCATAGAATATACTGAATTAAAATATAAATCAAGGCAATAATGCTGTATCGACTAATTTTTTCAACTTATTAGCAGCTCGTTCGCTGGCAAATAACTGTTCAACTCCCCAATGCAGGGGTTTTGGCAAATCATCAATAGTGGTCCACATATAATCACAGCTTTCCCAGTTCAACTTTGGATGAAAAGTTTTTTCGATTATACTTACATATGTATAAAACTTGAAACGCGGTGCATGCGTTTCATTGGTATAGAGTAAATGCAAATCACGAGGAATTTGATATCCTACCTCTTCGCGGCATTCTCTTATTGCTGCAACCTTTGGATCTTCATTACCATCTACTCCGCCCCCGGGAAAGCACCATGTTAAAGGTGTCGGAACAAAGTCTGATCTTTTAATCAGTAGAAATTTCTTGCTCTCTGGTACAAAGAGTAAACAGCCTGCACCATATTTTGTTGGATATAAAAGATCATTTGAACGCATACCAATATTTATCTTTCAACAGCAGGCATCTTTTTTAGCTCTTGAATTTCCTTTCTATAAATTGCACGCATTTTCTCTTTGTCTTTTAGAATAGCATTATAATCTGCGATAATTGCCTTAAATTCTTTTATTTTATCCACAGTTTCTGCATAACTATCCTTAGCCCAACGATAAGAAGGTAAAGAGCTAAGACGATCAACTTGTCCATCATCTAGTGTAATGCCTTTGGTAATCTTCCTTATTTTGTCGACGACATCTTGTTTGTCCTTAGCTTTGGTCAAAAATGCAGGCAACCCTTGATCCATACATTCCTTTATTGCAAGATACCAATTCAAATTGCGGTTAGCATCTGCTAGCAGTTTTTCATATCTAACTTTATAAAAACCAAGTCTCCATTCAACAAAGTCTCTAATCAACTTTTCAGCAGACTCATATTGCTTGATAGACGTACCATTCCAATCAAGAACAACAATTCGTTCGGTTGTTTTACTACGTAGTTTTAAGAAGTCAATTGCCTTGTCTTTTGTCCAACCATCAATACTTCCACGTTTAAACTTGATTTCAACTCGTATATTCTTTGTGCTTTTATCCGTATAATTTTGAATCTGATCCTCGTCCTCCATACGATTTAAACGCTCTTTGAATTTTTCCAAGTTAAGAGTTGGAGGCAGTTCGGTAACTATAACGCTGCTCCCATCAATTTCTACTTTACCAGAAAACTCATAGCTATTATTGCCAAGAGATTTTACTGTGGCATTAAGAAAATCATAATACGGTAACAGCTCAGGTAATTTCTTTTTGTCGTCAAGTGCTGCAAGTGTAGCGTCAATGAGTGCATCGAGGGATCTGGGTAATATTTCTGTACTCCAACCAACAGCAATACCACTAACTCCATTAAGAAGAACTATCGGAATAAGTGGCAAAAAGTGTTTAGGTTCTAATACTGATCCATCGTAGTTTTCTTTTAAAGGAATAATGTCATAATCCTGATATATTAAATTCTCAGTATGAGTACTTTTCTTTACATATGTATATCGAGGAGCACCCCAATCAGTTGGACCAACTCTGGTGCCAAATGCACCAATACCATGAAGCAAGGTAACGTTGTTGCAATAGGGTGCAGCCATCAAACTTATAGTATCACATGCTGCTGCATCTCCGTGTAGATAAACGTTCTCGCTGATCATTCTACCAGCCAAGCTAATTGTTTTAATCTTGTCTGATTGACTTTTCATTACGAACAACGCTTTACGCTGTGCATCTTTTAAACCATCGCTAACTGACGGAATGCCGCGGCTTTGACAGACATAAATGCTGTAGTCTCGGCTGGTGTCTTTGATAAAGGTAGTTGTGTCTTTGTATGTCATTTCTTTTGCCTAGTTTGAAAGTTGATATAAAACAAGATCTTCCATGGTTTCAAATTCAATGAACCACTTTATGTATGTATATACAGAATCTGCATGAATACTCCTCCAAACTTTAGCTGTTGGAGCATGTTGTCTACACCAAGATTCTGCCTTAACAGTTTCAGTATAGTCAATAAATGGCAGATAAGAATCTAGATCTATATCAGTTATGACTCTTTTTTCATTTATTGTGAGTTTATATTCATTAGTCATTTATCATTGATTTTACTGGATTTCTAATAGATTTTGCAAGTGCTTTATTGAAACTTGAATGTTGTAAATAGTGTGCTAGCAAGGAGTAATAGATATGGATAGGTTTTCATTACCAACACAAGAACAAGTAGAATTAATTATTGGCAGAGCACAGACTGTTGGGACACCAATACGAGCTGTTGCAGATTCTTTAAGAATTGGACCAACGATTGCTATTCAAAATCTATCAACTGTACAAACAGATAGTGCCGTACAGGCCGCTGTAGCCGCAATGCAAATTCAATTAGATCGCGATTGGCAAGCTGCTTGGGGAACTACAGCAACACTGATGTTTTACTCACGCAATCAAAGCATTCCTTCGACATATTGGCCAATTTATATTCTTGATACTACCGATACCAGCGGAGCATTAGGTTATCATGATGAGCTAGTCGGCGGTCGTCCATATGGTCGTGTATTTGCCAAAACTGCAGCACAATACGGTTATAGTTGGACTGTAACATTAAGTCATGAATTGCTGGAAATGATGGCCGATCCTTATGTTAACCTTACAGTCTTTAATCAAACAACTTCAAAGGCAGGTCGCTTATATGCTTATGAAGTAGGGGATCCTGTTGAAGCAGATATGTATGGATACAGAATCAACAACATTTTAGTAAGTGACTTTGTGTTTCCTAGTTGGTTTGATACTTATGCAACAGCTAGAGGCACACGTTACGATCAAACAAATCATGTGTCAGCACCATTTCAGATCTTAACTGGAGGATATATGAGTGTGTTTAATGTTACCAATGGATCAGGTTGGACAATGATCACACACAATAATATCGAAACAGCAGAGCCTCCTCTAAGCGATAGAAATCGTTGGCTTAGAGACGATTAAAGGCTAATCCAGTCTTTACGATCATCAGCTCTATCAGCATTGAATATAAGATCCAATGCATCTGATAGATTTCCATCGTCTACAATAGGTATTAATTTTGGACTAGCTAGACTGTGAATCCAGTCGGCTTCTTCTAAACTACCCAATCCCTTAGCTCGTGTTGGCTTTGGACAGTTCTTCCAATCATCTGGATTATACTGTTGATAATCATCTGCATACCAATAAAACCTCTTCTTGCCTTTTTCTTGTATGATAAATGGTGTTTGAAACGCATAGAAAAATGCTGGAAGCTTAGGGTCAAATAACTCAGGCCAATGCAAATAAAAGAAATTTATAAGCAAGGCCGTGATGTTAGCACCGTCTGGATCTTGGTCAGCTGCTAGATATACTTTACCATAGCGTAAATCTTCTCTAACTGCAGTCTGACCTAATCCTACGCCTATTGCAGCCATCAAGTCTGTAATTATTTGATTTTCAATGATAATTTTTGCACTTTCACCCCGAACATTAAGAATCTTACCTCGTAATGGTAGTGCTCCATATATTTCGGGATCTCTCACAGCGCTAACCATTGTTTTAGCACTATCACCTTCTGTAATAAGCAAAATACATTTAGTTCTGTCTTTACCGTTAGCATCCAGTAATTTTGGAACCTTTGCACGTAATAGCTTACGATTAGCCTTTGCTAAATCAGCATCCTCTTTTTTCTGCGTACGAGCCGCACAACGTTCATAAATTGCATTAACCCAAGATTTATGCTGTTTAATGATCGTTTTAAAGGTGTTTTCATTCTCTAGTGTTTGCTTAATCCATTTATCAACATCATCATTGATAAGTCGAGTTTTACTTTGACTATCAAAGTTAGGAGCATGCATAAAGGTCACATTATAAATTAACAACCCTTCGCTTATGTCAGACCTATTTGGTGTTAGTCCGCGTCTCTTATTTTCACGTTCTAATGCCTTTAGCATACCACCAAAGAATAATCTCTTGAATGTATCTATATGCTGACCTCCATTGAATGCAGGAATATCATTAACTGTACTGTGTATATATTCACCGTCTTTGGCAAAACCGGGTACTAGATAGTAGTCACTTTTAAACTTGTCGCCGCTAATGTTTATAGTAGCAACGTCGCAATCACTAAAAAGTGTTTTTTCAATATTTTTACCAACAGTAACACGTTCACCATTGAATAGAAACTTGATGCGTGGATGATTAGCGGCAACTTCAAACACTCTAGCCTTAATAAAATCTAATGGAATAAGTGCCTTCTTGAATACAGTTGAACTTAGGGTGAACTTAACATAAGTGCCTGTTTTGCCATTACTGCTGCTGGTAATCTTAGGTTTACCAATTTCTAGCTCAGGTATAAGTTCTGATCCTTCATGAAATGACTGTTGAAATCTCTTACCATCTCTCCTAATATCGACTGAGAACTCAGTAGAGCAGCTTACAACGACACTAGCTCCTATACCATTGGTACCTCTGACTTCTTCTCTGGTACCAAAGTTACGTCCCGCTCGCGCCTGTGTTAAGGCTAGTGTTGCCTTGTGCATTCGTTCATTTTCGTCGTAGTCAATTGGAATACCGCGGCCGTCATCGCTAACTGAAAATGTTAATGTAGATGGATCATAAGTGATTTCTATTTTACTGCCGTGATTATGACCAACAACCTCGTCTAGCGCATTGTCGAACACTTCTCTAAAAGCACAATATGCAGCAGGTGTCCAAGAACTATCAACTGCTTCAAGCTTTGATCCGGTCCAGTTTACGATAGTTTGGTTGTGAACATTTCTACTGCCCAAATACATTTCTGTGCGATTTCGATGGTGCTGCCAGTCAGTTAGTTTAATGATTTCGTTTGATATTTTTTCAGCCATTGGTTAACACTTTGTTTTTATTTGTCTAAGCATACTTAAAAGTAGCATAAAGTCAAATAAGCAAAAATATTGGAGGTAAGTTTCCTTACCTCCAATAACATTTGCCTAAATTAATTTAATCATTTACAAATTTAGATCAATTCTATCGCCTCAAGGACGATGGCTGATCCTATATAATTTATATTCTACAATCTAAAGTAAAAAAGTATTTATCTAATATTTTTAATCATCATAATCAATAAAATGGTAGGTTATTCTGTTTCAAGGAAACCTACCAAAACCCATTTAAAAAATTATGGGCATCTGGTATGGGCAAACCAAATTTTATAAAAGGTAAGACCGCATGGAACAAAGGAAAAAATAATCCTAATGCTGCCGAAAACGGTAAAAAAGGAGCATTATTACAATCTATCAAGGTCATTGGTCGAAAACGAAAATATAATGATGACGGTACATGGTCATGGTATTACCCATAATAAAATAAGGGAGCATTAATGCTCCCTTATTTGATCTTTTCTGTTTCTAAGAAGACCGATCTCAATCTTAGGCTACTGCCTGAAGAAACGGAGCATTATCATTTGCTGCGTTTATTGTTTTTGATCTATAAAGCGATCATCCTGCTATCTACTTCAATACCTTCAGCGCCAATCGATCCCAGTTATCCCCCATCAAAAGCACAGCCCGCTTTGCCTTTTCAGCTTATCCAAAAAACGACCTAGCATGTTTGCAACCATGTTATCCAGGCGTCTGTGCTTGTGGTGGAGGATTGGGGAGTTGAACCCCAGTCTTGATCACCTATATATTGCTATCAACAACAGCTAGTATATTTATAACACAGATTTTTTAAAAATCAAGACTTATTTGCGGCCTTTATTAAGTGGAGGATTTATTGCATCAATATATAATAATTCTAAATCTTTCTGTATGGCAGCATTTACAGTGGCCTTTGTCCATCCTATGTTAACTGGCACTTGTACCAATGGACATTTTTTCGCCCAGAGACTAACCTTTTCTTGCATTACATCATTATGCAAGCTGGTTCTTATAAACCAATCTGTGTCGTCTTTACCATAATTATGCGTACATAGCCTACCAAATCTATTTGTGCTTTTAGGTATTGGTTGCGGCCATTGAACACTTGAATACAAGTAATCAGTGCCAATACTAACTTCGCCAACTAATAAACAATTGGTAGATTTTATTCCTAAAGGTTGGCTAGTTTCACCAACTTTCATAATATCAATGCCACTAACAATAAAATAAATCCAACTATTATGTGTGGACCATAATAGAGCGTCATCTATGTTATAAAGTTGCCAGCCATAATTATCATCGGAGTATTCATGATATACATCACAAACTTTTTTAAATCCATCGCTGATATAATTATAGACGTTGTTTGATATAAATTTTTCAGACATTTTTATAAGTCATCATGCTTAGGTATTGCCAACAAAATGTTGCCGCAGCTAACGATGTGATATCACTGTGATCATAAGGAGGAGAAACTTCCACACAATCCATGCCAACAAAATTAATATCTTTACATAGATCTAAAAGTTCTCTCATCCATACAGTTGTAAGCCCTGCAATTTCTGGTGTTCCAGTTCCCGGAGCAAATGCTGGATCTAAACAATCAATATCTAATGATAGATAAACAGGTGCGTCACCTACAGTAGCTTTAATTATTTCATGCATAGCCAATGGCGACCACCTCAAGGCTCGCTGAGCTGAAAATGTATGTCCGCCTGCTTTTTGAAGAAATTGCCTTGCAGTTTGATCAGCAGGACTTCTTATTCCAATACTGATAGTTTTACGTGGATCAATTAGTTGTTCACATATAGCATTATACAGCCATGTGCCGTGTCCTATTGGTTCTCCAAAATGATTGTCCCATGTATCACAATGTGCATCAAAATGTAATACTGCAAGATTTTGATGCCTCTTAGATAGACTACGCAATATTCCCAATGTTATTGAATGATCTCCGCCTAATGTTACACAGTGCATGGATTTTAATCTATCCATTGCCATCTCTACTTCCTGTAACATCCTCATTGTATTTCCAGATGTCAACGAAATATTACCAACATCGCAAGTGGTTGTAGTTAAATCAACTGGATATAACTCATGCTGTCCGTCGGTGAGCATAAGGCTTGTTTGTCTGATAGCATTAGGGCCCATTCGGGCACCACTTCTAAAAGAAGTGGCACCGTCGGTGGGTGCTCCAACTACTGCATAGGGTTTGAGAGCAGTTCCAACATTACAAAATGTCGGAAAATTCTGAAATGGTAACATTATTCAGTGATTAATGAACTTGTTGTACCTGTTTTAGGTACGGTTAAGCCAGTTGTTGCCTGCAGATATCCAGCCTTAGCTTCACTATTGCTCTTTACCATACATACAACGTGCTGTGGATTTAAACGATATTTTCCATCTTTGTCTGCCCCGAGCATGAAGAATGGCATCATCTGTACACCTGGTTGTCCAGTTGGGCTTTGACTTAATACCATTAGCATTGGTTTAGATACCACAACTGAGTTGTCGGATGCAGTTTCAATAAACTTAGCAATAAGCTCATCACCGTTGCTAATTTTTATCGAAACAATATCATTATTTTCAATTGGTTTTTCTACTAACATGTTAGATACTCCTGTTTATTGAAGTATATATTGTTAGATCATTGATTGTCGATTACCATTTAGGAATACCATTTAAGTACCAACCACCGTTGCGAGTTTTAGCTTGTGCTACACAAAAACCAGCAACTTTGTATGGATTACCTTTTTGAAATGGATGATTGGCCTGTGATCGGCTGCCAGGGCCAACATACGATACGTGTACCCATGTATTGCCAGGTATTGTTTCTCTTTCAAATAACAGTTGATCAAATGCAAGATTATTTTGTATCCATACAGCCATGTCGTAATGCTTGTTTGGATAATTTGGAATTTGTAAATCAGCAGCCTGGCCATACGTATGCTGGCCGCCTTGTTCCCAATTACGAACTGTGTTAGTTAATCTCACACCGGGAAACTGAGCTCGTAATGGTTCAAGAATATTCACACAAAGTAATTTTAAATTAGCAACTATTTCACCTGGTTTTAAAGGTCCATTACCATTTTTCCACATCTGTCTCGTTACCCACCACTGCGAGTCTTTGAGAAGTATTCCGGGTGTTCTGGTTACACTGCCTAGATCAAAGTTGTCACTTAATCTTAATGATGGCGGAAATTCACTTAGATTTTCAACTCCGCCTGTGTCATTGCTAATTGATGAATTTTGTTTACCACTTGCCGGAGTTATTTCAGACGGGGTGCTAGCTGCTGTGGCATCTAAGTCTGACTGTGTAATAGTACCATTTGCTACTAATTTTTGATTCAGTGCTGCTATTTGATTACTTGCTTGAGTAGGATCTTGGAATAATAAACTTTCGCCGTCTGTGTATGCTTGCATGGTTGCCAGTACACTGGAAGGTATTCCTCTAGCTTGTGGTGGCTGGTACAAAGCCACAGGTACTTGATTAACATATACGTCGGGGCTGTACCAAACATCTTGGCCGATATAACTAGGAGGATTTAAAGGCATAGAATTAACTCCTAGTATATTTATACTTAATTTTTATTGAAATATTTTTCTAACTCAGTATAACCGCCAACATATTCGCCATCTAACCAAATTTGAGGCACGGTTCTAGCATGTGGAGCTCTTTCAAGCAACTGTTCTTTAGTTACATATTGTTGATTATCACCGATAGGTCCTTCGTTAAACCCTGGACTTATCATATATTCAACATATTCTATCCCCTTAATTTGGAATAAAGATTTAGCCTTTGTGCAATATGGGCAATTAGTTTTGGTATAAATTTCAGCTTTCATTTTTTGTTTCCTTGTGTTTATGTACGGTAATTTTACCACGTGAATCTGTTTTCATCCAAACGCTATCATCTGGTATTACCTCTTTTGCATATTGAAAATGCCAGGCCCATTTAGTGAAATAGTTTACAGTTGGAATAGAGCAATGTTGGCGTTTAATATTTTGATTACTAACAATTAAATTCCAAAAAACTCTATCACCTGCTAGATACAAATCCTTACTGGTGATCCAATGTGTCATCAACGGCATTAAGTTGCGAGTCATAAACAAACAATTTGTATCGCAAAAATCCATTCCATTACTTTCAATGGTGTCAGTGTATAAAAATTTATTGTCAAATGATGAATAGATATTTCTTGTGGCTGATACAAGATCACATTTAGATTTTTGACATATATCAACCATCATGCTAATATGTCCTGGCTCATATGAGTTATCAGCATCTAGGAATGCCACAGCATCATAACCTTGGCTAAATGCACTTATGGCACCTATTGCTCTCGGTGTAGCACCTGCATCATTATGATTCGTATTAAGATTGATCACTTGTCCGTTACGCAGATAAATCGATTTACTTTTTAATCTCTTATATGTATCGGCAACAATAATATGATATGGTGTGTGCCAGCTTACTTTGTCTGGGTGAGGTACCGCATATGTTTGAGCCTCTACACCAGATAGGCTACGACTAAAAACGTAGCTGGGTTCATCGTGATATGGAGTAACAACGGCAACTAGCATTAAAGACTGATACCCTTGAAACTTGTTTCATTGACGTCCATTTTAGCGTCGCCGATCTTGTAAGATGAAAGCTCAACTTCTTGAGGTGCCACTTGAACTTCTTTACCACTGATCCATTTTGTTGTCCAAGGCAACGGATTTGTTTTTACATGATATGGACTTTCTAGTCCGGCACTATCCATTCTCATACCGGCAATGTATTCAACATATGACATTAATAGATCAGCATTAAGACCAATCATGCTGCCATCCTTAAACAAATATTTGGCCCAGGTCTTTTCTTGATCAACAACCTGCACAAACATAGCAGTACATTCTGCAGTAGTTTCTTTAGCAATCTTTGCAAAGTCGGGATCATCTTTAGGTAACAACTTAAGCAGTGTTTGTGTGCTGCCAAGATGTAGGTTTTCATCTCTGCAGATGAACTTAATAATCTTAGCATTTCCTTCCATTTTCTTTAGCTCGGCAAACGCCCATGCACAGGCAAAGCTCACATAGAACCTAACACCCTCAAGTGCATTAACGCTGTTTAAACATAGCCAAAGTTTTTTCTTTAACTCATAAACATCAACAACAACAGTTTGTCCATTAACCGTGTGCTTGCCTTCGCCTAGTAAATGATAATATTGTGCAGCAGATATCAAATCATCGTAATATTTGGTAATATCTTTACTGCAATCTACTATTTCTTTTATATCCATCATACCATCAAATACCTTGCTGGGATCGCTATAGATATTTCTGATAATATGCGTGTAGCTCTTAGAATGAATAGTTTCAAAGAAACTCCAAGTCTGAATCCAAATCTCAAGTTCTGGCAGGCTGCACACTGGTAGGAACGCAAGATTAGGTGCACGTCCTTGCACACTGTCAAGGATAATCTGTCTCTTTAGATTACTGGTAAAAATATGTTGCTCATGTGGTGTCAGACTACGGAAATCTTTTTGATCCTTAGCGATGTCAACTTCTGCAGGTCGCCAAAAGAAACTTAATTGATTTTCTGTAAGGCGATCAAATACTCGATACTTAATATTATCGTAACGAGCCACAGTAGTTGTTCCTGCAGGGTCTAAAAAGGCCTGCACTTTAGAATTGTCTGTGCGATTATTGCTATCTAGCACTTGAAAAGTCATTGGTTGATCCTAACGGTTAAAGAACGCAGCTATCGCAGTCGGAATTATCTGATGCTGCGGGCATCTCTACATTATTTTCTGTGGCAATGAGCTTGTCAACTTGTACTTCACCCTGGCCGTCATTGGTATTCATATAGTACCAAGTTTTATGACCCCATTTGTAGCCTAAAAGCATATGCTTTAATAGTTCACTCATAGGCAGTTGCTGGTCAGGATAATGTTCTGGATTATAGCTGGCGTTTACGCTAATTGATTGGTCAATGTATTTTTGTAAAACAGCAGCAATCTTTAGATAACCTTCTGGTGATTTTTGATCCCAGAGAAGATCATATCTATTCTTCAATCTTCTATACTCTGGTACTACCTGTTTTAACACACCATCTTTACTTTGCTTAATGCTAATGTAGCTACGCGGAGGTTCAATTCCATTTGTAGCATTTGAAATCTGACTAGAACTTTCGCTTGGCATCAATGCCATTAGAGTTGAATTACGAATGCCATATTTCTTCGCAGCTTCGCGTAGTTTGTTCCATGGCATACGTTCTTTGTACTTTACTAAATCATCAACTTCCTTTTTCCTAGTATCTATTGGCATTATACCCTTCTTATACTTGGTATAATCTGCTCCGCCGCATTCACCTTGTTCTTTAGCAAGATCAATACTTGCCTTGATCAGATAATAACTCCATGCCTCTGCGTATTCATCTACTAGAGGCAGAGCATCAGAATCAGTATATTTCAATCCATTCTTAGCTAGCCAGTATGCAAAATTGATAATACCAACACCTAATGGCCTGTAAAGTAATGTATGTTTTTCAGCTGCTAGAATTGGATATCTTTGATAGCTTAAGAGTGCGTCCAGCCCACGAACAGCAAGTGTGCACGGCTTTTCAAAATCTTTAGGTTCTCTAATCTTACCCCAATTAATAGCGCTTAATGTACAAAGGGCAATAAGACCTTCTGAATCATTAACATCGTTTAATGGTTTAGTTGGCAGAGTAATCTCAGCGCAAAGGTTACTCTGCCTAACAGGTGCAATGTCCTCAAGGAATGAACTATGAGTGTTAGCATGGTCAACGTTCATAAGATATACACGACCTGTATTTTTTCTTTCCTGCATAAATGATGTAAAAAGATCAATTGCCTTTACAGTCTTCTTTCTCAACTTGGTATTACGCTCAGCAGCTTCATACAGTTCTTTAAACTTATCTTGATCAGAAAAGAATGCATCGTACAAATCTGGTACATCGCTAGGGGAGAACAATGTAAGGTTACCCCCGGCTATGAGTCTCTCATATGCCAGTTTATTAAACTGCACACCGTAGTCCATATGTCTAGCACGATTCTCTTCAGTACCTTTATTATTCTTTAGAACAATTAAGTCCTCAAACTCATAATGCCAGAATGGAAAATACAGTGTAGCTGCACCACCTCTAATACCGCCTTGGTTGCAACTCTTAACTGCTGACTGGAATAGTTTAATGAATGGAACAATACCTGTGTGATAGGCATCGCCCTTTCTAATTGGACTACCTATTGCACGTATGCGACCAGCATTGATTCCTATGCCGGCTTTTTGACTGACGTATTTGACGATGCTGCTAGTTGTAGCATTGATTGAGTCAAGACTATCATCGCATTCAATCAATACACAACTTGAGAACTGACGTTGAGGTGTTCTTACTCCTGCCATTACCGGAGTTGGCAAGCTTATATCATGTGTGCTAATAGCATCATAATAATCTTTAATCCATTTAAGTCTTGTTTCTTTTGGATAACGGGAAAAGAGTGTGGCGGCAATTAAAATATATGCCATTTGAGGAGTTTCAAAAAGTTGACCGGTGACCCGATTCTTTACTAGATATTTGCCGCGCCATTGCTCCATTGCAGCATAAGTCATATCAAAGTCTCTATCATGATCGAGATATGTATCCATGACATTCCATTCGTCAGCAGAGAATGCAGACAGTAATTCTTGATCATAGTATCCAACACCAACGACCTTATTCACATGATCAGCAAGCTTAATTGGATTAATTCCGTCATATACTTCTTTACGAATGTGATAATTAATTAACCGACCAGCAACAAATTGATAGTTTGGATTATCTTCAGATATTAGATCAGCTGCTGCCTTAATCAAAGTCTCTTGAATGTCTCTAGTTTTGATTCCAGGATAAAATTGTAATTGGCTTTTAATTTCAACTTCGCTTGCAGATACTCCGCTGATTCCTTCTGTGGCCCACATCACCTGACGATGTATTTTGTCAATATTTAAAAGTTCTTTATGTCCGTCTCGCTTGATTACAAATATTTCACTCGTTTTGACGGTAGCCATGCCTCATATCCCCTTATTATTTTTACTCTTTGTTCTCTTTAAGAATAACATATTTAACAGAAATTGACCGCGGTTGTCATTTCAACAACGAGTATTTTTTAAGGAAATATTATTTTAAAATATAGTGATTTTTGCCGTCATACGAATAGGTTTGTTGAACATAAAAATCATTCTCGGCGTCATTAACTGATACTATTTTCTTGTACTCATAGTTCATAAGCCATTTGTTGTCAACTGATAAGATTATTTTCTGCTGGCTGCGTACATCATCTTTTATTAATTTTAATACACATCGGTCAGGGTTCCATCTTTCATCTTCGCCAAGTATTAATGTATAGAACATACCAAGCGAAATAGCACTATCATCAAATTCATTTGAATGAATCAATTGCCAAGCATCTGGCCAAGATGAACACATATCCCAATCTAATACTCTAGTACTCACCGGAGTTTTACTCCAAAAATCTGTAATTATTTTACAATGATCGTAATCTGATTTATCAGAATTTAGCTGAAGCCTTACATCTTTCCAAGCTTTAAGAAGATTTTTTGATCCTTGTAAAAAAGGATTAATCATATATCTACCATTTCTACGTTCAACAATGCATATTTATTACGAAAGACTTTATAATGTTAGAGTTATATTTTTGCATTTATTAATTTTTATCATGTTGACCAAGGTAAAGAAGGAATAGAGTACTTTGCTTCTTTCTGTGCAGCAATGTTATCAGCAAGCTGTTGTTGATTAGCTTGAGTTTGCTCAGGTGTCCACGATGCTAATATCCAGTTTATAACCTGTTCTTCGGTTAGATTAGAATACGGAATGAATGAGTTGCCTGGTACGTAGGTAAGAAATGTATAACCGCGAGGATTTATTGCTGTATAGATGCCGTCTGTTGCTGTGTAAGACCAGTAAACCTTAACAGCTACATTTTGCTGTCCATTTTCATTTGCGGCTACAACCATTGATGTTGGTTTGAGTGTATAAGTAATAGACATTAGCTTATTCTCCACGACATTATTGTAGTATATGACGGTTGTCCAGGCGAAGACCCTTCCCACGATCCATTTGAAACGATAAACACAAATTGATTGTATCCTGTTGCATCGAGGTAAGAGCCTGCTTTTGCAGCCTTATAAAGTATTTGGAAATTTACACCATCATAACTAAATCCATATGATATGTTAGTTCCATCATCTGTGATCTGTACCCAAGTTGGATATACTGGAAAAGCAGAATAATAAGTCTGCCTAACATTATTATGATAGTTGTTTATATCAGACAACTGTTGAATCAAATAATATCCCTGACTGTTTGCAGCCATTGAGAACAGCATATACTCAATTTTGTTTGATGCAGAATCACGCCAACCAAGACCAAAGTCGTGAAATGAATTTGGATCAGATGATGTTGCGATCAATGCTGTTGCGGTATAAGGAGCAGAAGGAACTTATGCCGTATATAATGCATGATTCTGTCCCAATGGATTTTGATCGTTAACAATCATAGTAACACCTGCAGCATTGTCAGTTACTAATGCAGTACCTTGGTTTAGCCAATTGGTGAAACCGGTATTAGCTTGTGTAGGTACAGTAAGTGACATTGCCTGTGCAAAAAGTCCATTGCTGCTAGCCGCAGCTGGTCCTGTGGGACCAGAGGCGCCCGTTGGTCCTGTGATACCAGTAGGACCGGTGGCTCCTACACCAGTAGGGCCCGTTGTGCCTGCTGACCCTGCAGCACCTGCCGGGCCGGTTGGACCTGTGCCTCCGGAACCTACCGGACCGGTTGGACCTGTATTACCAACTGTTAATGATTGTTACCAAGATCAATAATATTAGACAAAGACGTCTCCTATGCTATCATTATCCGTAGTACCAGGACCCCAATAAACCGGCTCTGCCCCGCTAAGAAGATTGCAGTTCATAAATTGGCACTGTGTTGAAACTTCGCCGGGATTTGTACTTAAAACTTTAATAGCCATCTCATCTATATCATAAAATCTGCATTGATTTAATGTAGTAAAATATGGACCGTTAAAGTTTGCTGCTAATCCTAGCGTCATACCCGACCAACATTGAGTAAATGTGCATCTGGTAAATCCTGTAAATTTTACAGGATCATCGGAGTATACACAATAAGTTACATTTGTAAAAATACAACCTAGGAAATCAATAGTATAGGTGATTCCGGTGTTGCCTATACTGTTCAATGTGACAGCCGCAAACGAGTTAAGTAAACCATCTCCTAATTGATAACCACCTTTAAATTTTACAGTATCAATTTTGCAATTTTGATAACGTGTCATTTCTAGTATGGTTAAATGGTTTCCGTTTGTATCAAATGTCAAATCTGAAATATTAATGTGTTTTGGATAATAACCATTTAATCCAATATTGGCTCCTGTGGCACCTACACTATCTACGGTTTGTGCCATAGATGTTTGAGTGGTTCCAGCAGCACAACGAATGATAGTTTTGTCAATTCCTGCGCCAACAATAGACACATATGGATATAATAAAATTGAATCAGAAATTATATATACGCCAGCCGGAAAATATAGCACCACATGTTTTGGAATATCAGAATCTTCTAATTCGTTTACTGCATAAAATAAATCTGCAATAGCTGCGTTTATTGCAGCAGTATCATCTGTTACTCCGTCTCCTATAACACCAAAATCTTTTATGCTTACAAAATCATTAAGTTTTTCACCAATGGGGCGATTTATACTAGATATAATATTTGCGCCCAACGGTGACCATGTATTTTTAATTATATCACTGTTGTTTGACCATTGTGTTAATACCTGTGTATTAAATCCAAATCCACTGGTGTTTCCAATGAAAAGCTCTCTGGTATCTAAACACCATCCAAATTCGCCCTCTGCTAATGCAGTTGGTAAATCAGTTTTCAAACCTCTACGATGTTGAATTCGTGAAATACTAGTTATTGCCACCAAAAAATCCTTATAATAGTATATTTATTAATCTTTATATCATTTAATCTATCACAATAATTAACATATTGAATATATTAGACAATTTTGAAAAAAATTGATGCTTTTATACATAGATCATGTTTAGACTTTTCAGTATTTTACAGTATGCTATAGCATGAAGATCACATATAGAAAATGGAACAAAATTAACGATGTTCCATATGTAATTTTAGATTGGGCAAAGTATATTGGTGGCCAAAATATTACTGTGGTAGATGTGAATGAGTTAGTAACTGATTATGACGAATATGTGTCTAAACTTGATGATATTGAGCAACACGAATCCACCATTGATTAACAGCTTCGTCCATTTCGTCCCCTCTAATAACCCAATATTGAGGTTCTAGATCTTTTGAACACATTAAAATAACACCTTGATTAATATCAGTGTTGTGTATTTTATTATGTGCTGATAAGTATGCTGCTAATTGAACCTTATAATCTTCAATTTGTTGATCAGTCTTTAGTCTATTGGTTTGCTTGAAATCGATAATACTAGGTACACCTTGATACACACCAACCATATCTGAAGTTCCTGCATATAGACCAGGATAATATAATTGTGTTTCTAGTGCCCAAAATTCATCAAGAAACGGCTTAAGAAAATTTTCTAAAATTATTCCAGCCATCTTGTAGCCTTGTTTATGATAATAGTTTGTACCGGACTGAGGATTTAATCCTTTGAGATGTTTTTCTAGATATGAGTGCATTAGGGTTCCGCGAAATGCAGCTTCATTTTTAATTTCCTCGGCCTTTTTATGTCCTAATCTTCTGGCCCATGCTTCCAGTGCTTTCTTCTTTTCTTCGCTTTTTGTTTTATCTAAAATAGTAGTAACGCTTGGTAGTTTATTACCATCTGGATCTATGTATACTCGACCATTTGGTCCACCATCTTCTCTAACCAAAGAAGCATAGGTATATTTTTGTACATGTTTCATGATATATTATAGCTATGCTAGTTTTGAAACTCTATCTTTCTCTAGATTAATCAATTCAGAGCTGCTACCAATTTTGACATAGACGCTATTTGTTTTTAAATGTGACATTGTTGTATTGTTGACAGCGATATTATTTGAACTAACACGAATACATAGATTATCTAATTCTTGCCAATACCACGTTGGCGATATTTGAAGTTCGCTCTTGCCTGTTTTCACCCAATAGTAATCCCCTTGATATTGCCATATAGGTTTCCATTGTTCCAATTTAGGATCATGAAGTGTTTGCATTTTATCAGCAATAAGTTCAGCCACTGTACCTTTACCATAATTGCCAAACTCTTTTATTTCTATAAGTCCTCGTATAATATCTGGTTTTTCAGGTAAACCTTTTATTTCATCAATAGACATTGATTCGATCGAACGTACTAGATTTATTATCTTAGTTTTTTTACTAGCTAGAAGTAAATGACCAGGACCGTACATAGATCTCATATGTTACCACTGCACTGACCACATCAAGGTATTATTAGTTGCCGGATTGGTTAATCGGTTTATGGTATAACCTAGATTAGTAAAATAGGATATGATAGTATCCATGCGTTCATTATATGGACGAGACAATTGACTGTTAGTTAATGCAAGTCCTTTCCATGCGGCAAAATAATCACGACTTGAATAGTATGGATTTAACACAAATGTTCCGGTTCCTGTACCAATTGTTGCAACTGCTGTAGCTGTTGTTCCAACTGCAAAAAACGGAGCTGATAATGTCACCGACGGCACAGATGAATATCCTTGACCAGTATCAGTTAATGAAATACTTGCAACAGAATATGCTCTAATTGGAACTAACACCGGTGGTATAGGAGTAATAGGTTGATATGTTCCTGGTATCAAATAAATGATAGGATCTGAAACATAGTTGTCTCCAATATTGTCTACAACAATATTATCAACCCCTGTTCCATTTAATAGAGAAACCGCAGTAGCTAATCCATCTATAGTTACCTTTGGCGGAACGTTGTATCCGCTGCCGCTGTTAGTCACTATGATGTTAGCTAATGGTGTCGCAGTTAATACAGCACTAGTTTGTGCACCATTTCCGTTTCCAACAATGGTAATTGTAGGAGTTCCGGTGTAGCCTACTCCAGGAGTTAACACATCTATAGATGTAATTTGACCGCCAACTATGTTGGCCAAGAGTGTTGCATCAACCGATGCTCCACCACCGCTGGCTGTAACTGTTGCATAGGTATAACCAGTGCCCGGTGAAATCATAGATACAGAATTCAATGTTGTTGGAATTAAGAACGCTTCACCGGTTGCGCCGGTTCCGTTTGATAACGTAACCGTTGGAATACTAGTATAACCGTATCCTGTTTTTTCAATGACAAACCCATCTACACTACCTGCGTTAAGAGTGGCTCTCGCCATTGCAGTTTGTCCTGTTGAGCTAGGTGATGATATTGTAACAACCGGAGGTACAACATATCCCGATCCAGCTGTTTGTACATTGATGCTGCTAACACCCATCAACAAATTAAAGGCTGCAAGAGTTCCGCTGCCGCCAATTACAGGATTATTAACTGTGCCAGGTAATGCTGTAAATGCTCCGCCGTCCTCTAACGTATAAGTTAATATCCCGCCAAACGTGTCAACTGTTTGCACTTTAATCCATGCATTTCTTGATGCTGTTCCGCCACTTACTAACAAGCTGTCACCGGCCTGATAATTAGCTCCAGGACTGACTAATTGTACATTAACAACTGTCATGGTAATTAATCCTGCAGATGCTCCGCTGCCCTGTGTATCAATTGACACAGCAGGAGTCTGAGTATATGTTGATCCACCGTCAAATGTTAAGGTAATATTTCCTACACCAGTTGGTTGTAGCATAACAGTAGCAGATGCACCCGAACCGGTATCAAAATCAACACCTGATACATCAAGATATCCATAGCCTGCGTTAGTAATTATAATTTCATTTACGCTGCCTCCATACAAGGTTGCAGTTGCAGTTGCACCAGTTCCTGTTGTGCTGTTTATTACTATTTTTGGTGGTGATACATAGTTAGTACCTGCATTGCTGATTGCAATAGATTTAATACCAAAGCTTAAATTTACTGTGCAGCCTGTTCCTCCACCGGGAGATACTGTTGTAGTCGCTGCGACAACACTTGGTAATGTGTTGTATGCTCCACTATTTGCAACAGCCACAGCTAATATTGCACCTGTGTTGTTTACATCGGTTACCTGAATAGTAGTTGGAGTGCCTACGCCGCCTATTACAGATAGCAAATCACCTATTCTATAATTCTGTCCGGTAGCTGCAATAGTTGCGGATACACAAGCAAATGTTATTGCTCCTGCTACTGCGCCGGTTCCTGTAGGAACTATTTGCACAGTAGGTAAATCTGTGTATCCGCCGCCGGAAGTTGTATTGTTAATAGCAACTAGGCTTCCATAGCTAGCAAGATATGCTGTTGCAGCAGCAGTAGTAGTAGGATTACCACCTGAAAAATTTACTGCAGGCGCTTGTAAATATCCGCTGCCTTGATTTGTTAATGTTATAGAGTTTACGCTGGACGTAATTGAAATAGATACAGGCATGCCAGACACAGCATTAGCAAAACTGGTAGCAAGTTTGATATGATCGTAATCAACAAAAATTACATAATAATAAGCAGTGTTTGTCAATGGACCAGGTAAAGTTCCAGTAGAAGATAAGGTAACACAATCTCCTGTTGAAAGTCCGTGATTAGGAACATAAAAAATTCCTGTAGAAGGATCCACTGTCCATACTTCACTAGGAGCAGGTGAACTTTCTGTCATTGGTGTTCCATCTGATACAGTGCAATCAAAAAAGCCTAATTTTACTGCTGATAAAATTGCTGATTCAATTGCTCTAGCTTCGTCGTGCACAACTGTTTCACGAATAGGATTTTGTCTTGCATCACTAGCCGATATAAAAATAGTCGAACTCTGCGCCATTATTTTGCTTCTCCACTGTGGACGGCTTTCTTTGCTGCTTTTTTAGCAATACGATCAATTTTTTCTTCTGATTTTTCCTGTTGTGATTTCGAAGGTGTACTATCAGGCTGATCAGTTTTTAGTTCAATGTCATCAACGCCGCTGCGTTTAACAATTGAGTCAAACGGCGGCTTTGATAAAATTTCACTGACATTATGAGAAGTTATGTCGTAGCCAATTTTTCTCAAAAAGGTTAACACTCCTTCTTCTGTCTCTGTTTTTTTCATAGGAATTTTGTTAATGCCTTTTTGTTTATAGGCCATGAGGACATCCATGAGATCATTTTTGATTTCATCGGCTGTACTATCCTCATTTAGAATTTCGCAAATACGCATTAATTTCCTTTGATCATTGTATCAATAACTTTGTCAAATGTGTCAGGTTCTATTAACTTGACGTTGTCAATAGTTTTTTGATTTACATCAACCCAATAATCTCTGGTGTTTTGACTTTCGAACATCTTTTTACTCAACTTACCATTACGTGTGTAAATTACACCGTATGGTGTGATATTCTTAATAGCGGCTAATGTTTCAGCTTTTTGATTAGTTTTAATTTGCTCAAGAAGACTGTTAATGCCTTGTTTCATTTCATAAACAAGTACACTAGATGCTTCATCGATCTCTCTTTTTACTGTAGACATTTTATCAATTATTGCTTGGCCTTCTAAACCATAACCAATAGCTAATGGATCTTTAATTGTTCCTGCTGTTACTGATTCAGCAAATTTTGCCTTATGTAATTCTAGTTGGCGTGCTAGGTTTTCCAGCATTTTATTCTTGTTTTCAACTAAAGCTTTTGTTTGGTTAAACTTTTCAGTTGATTCGCCAAACTGCTTCCAGGCACGACCATAAAGTACTGACATGCCTTTCTTAGGTCCATATTGCTTGATGAATCTAGCTTTATTGCTCTTGATCCAATGTTCTGCTTCCTTGCCAGGAGGAGCTTTCTCACGAACTACTGTTTCTTCCAATTTCTTTTCAATTGATGCAATGATTTCATCTCTCTTTTTAATGCCTTTTTTAGTGAGATGCTTGCCAGTCCAGTATGCTTTGCCCATCTTCTTTACTTGAGCTGTGGCAACTGCGCCCGGATCTTTAGCTTTCTTAGCTTCACTTACTTCTTTCTTTGCGCGACCAAGTGGCTCTTCTGGAGCAACTTCTGGTTCCTCGCCTTTTGCAGCAGGCTCTTCTGCAGGTAATTCTGGTTCACCGGTTGGTTGTGACTTTTCAAGATCACTGGTAGCACCCGGTATTTGTCCTGCTTGTATAGCAGCTACAGCAGTATCAATAGCTTCTTTAGTTTTACTTGCTACTGACAGCAACTCTTCCAGTGCAGTCTTAACTACTGTGTTGTAACCATTAGCTGCATCACCACCAAAGTGAATACGCAGAGTATCTACCAATGGCATAAGGTCTTCTACACTTAGCTTAGATGTAGTTTCAGCTATTTTTTGAATAGCATCGCTCATGTCCTGTGCTGTTAAAATTGCCTTGGCTCTTTGTAGATCTTCAGTTTGCTCAGCTTCTAATAATTTTGCTTCATTCATTTTTCTTTTCATTTCTGCACGACCTTCGTCAAAATGACTGTCCAATCCATGTTGTTCAAACTGCACGTATTCTAAATAGTGCTTGCAGGAGCTAATGCATTCACTAGCTGTGGTTAGTTTCATAGCTACCCAACCTTCTAGTTTTTCTCCTGGCTGTATCATGTTGAAAAGTTTGATACTGTATTCAACAATTAACATGCAGTTTTCTCTAGCTACACTGCCACTGGTCTCCCCCAATTCCATTTCGCCATCCATGCCTTCTGGAAGCTTCTCTGGTTCAAACTTCTTGTAATAATCTAGATAATGAAATATCTTATCTAGGTAGTTTGCAGCCTTTGTTAGGTTAGCTGCGATCCAAGGTTGTATTTCATTGTATGGATCAATTTGCTTAAGCATGCTCATTGCGTATTTGGCATTGCGATATAATTCACTGCGTGCCATGCTAGCTTGATACTCATAATCAACCTGCTGATTCATAGCACTTTCCAAAATTTGCTGTGTGTGTTTAGCCATAGGTCTTCCTTTGTTTTCTGTAATCGTTTCATCAACACCAGTCTCATGCACATTATGCAGACCAGGCGTTGGAGTTTCATGTGTGTTGTTAGCTGTCATTATTGTAATTTTTTCTTTAATTTTCTTAGGCATCAATTGACGTTGAGCTAAACGAATTATTCTCTTGTCATTATCGCTTAGAAAACCAAATTCACCTTTTGACAACATTAGTTTACTGCCTACGCGATTGAAGGCATTAGTCTCTACAGGGTTTGGCCCTTTAAAATCTATCATTTCGGCTGCTAATTTTTCATAATATGGCAAATTACTGCTGTAACCTTTCGAACCAATATCAGATGATGTTTTACTCTTGTGTAAAACATCATTAACAACCGCATCGGCGTCAGACATATCGTCTACATATCTAGTTTCAAAATCCTTGCTTTCAACTTCATTTTTGAAAAGTTTTATCGCATATCTATGAGGGGCTGCTATTTCTTTATAAACCCTAACCTCGTGTTCCGGTGTTCCCATAGATTTAACCAGCTGCATGCTGGATATTGGAATCTTGCTTTCTTTAACTTTTCTTCTACGACGTTTTGGAGCTATTTCTTTTAGCATTATTTTAACAGCTTCAAGTATTAGCAAAGTTTGTGTATATTCGGGATTAGTTTGATAGCTATTGAAGCTACTGGTTTCAATTATTTGATCTCTACGCTTTTCATATGAAATCTTAGTTTCAACTAGTTGTTTGGTAAAAAACTTATTAGACGGATCAAAGTTTAACTTAATACCATGTATAGTTTCTAAGGTGTGAAAAATTTGATTCAACCTTGCATGTTCAGATTTTTCAAACTGATTTAGATACATAATAACCTAGCTCCTGGCCATACGACCATATATATTATAGGTTATTTATCAATTTTATGATATGATTTAACTTACAAACTAAAACTTGTACCACATCCACAGCTTGAAGAAGCTTCTGGTATATCCACAATAAACATGCTACCCATTAGATCAGTTCGGTAGTCAATAGTAGCATGCCCTATGATTTCTAAACTAATTTTATCAATTAACAATTGACTATCATGACAAGGGTACTGAAAATCATCCTCTGCAGCTACCTTATCCAATGACCACACCTTGCTAAAACCGTTACAACCGCCGCTAGTTATAGCTAAACGGACATATTGTCCTGCATTTTGTTTTGATATTTTATCAATTTGGTTTTTTGCTGCTTCTGTAATATTAATATTATCTGACATTTGCTAGATTTTTGATTTGCCTTTTAGCGGTCATAGCTTTATCAAGACTGGCTTGATATCTGCTCTCATATATATCTTGTTTTATTTTATCCGTATTTTTTTGGAGCTTTCTTTTATATACAAGTGCATCAATTTTATGGGCAGTATAAATGTCATCTTGTTCAAACAATTTTCTAATTTCTTTACAATTAGTAAATTTACCATTGTTCAATGCTCTAACCACAGCTAATGCAGTTTCATAAAGGCTTATATCATCTGCTATCACATCATTGGTTATTGAATGATATATGCTATAATATTGTTTACCAGCTAAACGTTTGGCATTTTCTTTTATCATTATTTGATATCGTCCGACATTTACACCGTCTTTGACTCTTTCAGTTTGAATGGCTTCAACGAGCTCTTTATCTACACTTTCATGTAATGTTACAGGAGTAGGCAAATTATTCAATTTAGTTAGAATGTTAGCCATGGCCGAAATATCAGCTTGTGTAGGCACTCCGGGACCTGCTAATTCAACAGGTGAAGTTCCTTCTACATGGTGTTGTGTTGGAGCCGGTGCTACGGGATTTCCATTAAGAATATTCAACAGGCGAGACATAGCATCTTTATCTTGTTGGCTAACTGTCATGTTTATCCTCCTAGCATATCATCTATTGGGGTCGAAACGAAATAAAGTTTGTCTTGCATTTTGACTCTAGTCAATATACCTCTATTAACCAGATTTTTGGCTAGTTCTTTTTCTCTTTCTGTAAGACTTTCTTTAGGTAACGGCTTTTGATATTCTTTTACCTTTTCTAAAAGAATATTTTCTTCGTTGCTAACTGGTTGCAAAATACTGCCGGCTATTTCTATAAATTTCATGCTTGTGTCATTTTTTTAGCTGTTTGAATTAAAAATGCTCCTAATCCAACTGCTGTATCTAATTTTGGTTCGATATCTGCTGGTATTTCATTCTTAGCTTTCATGTCATTAATGACAGTGTTTAAGCCAATTAACACCTGCCCAACTGTTGCCAATCTAGCAGCACCGGGATTGTTTTTATATTCACCGGCTATGTTAGCTCTCATAAGTTGTTGAAACATATTTGTAGCATCGGCTTCTTCTAATACGTCTCCAGATATTTCTTCAGGTTCTGTAGGTTCGCAAATATTGGTGGTACTTAATCCTGCAAGCTGCATCATACGATTTAGAGGATTTAACGGCTGCATAGTTCCCATAACAGCCTCAGACAACGAAGTATTTAAGACCATTTTCAGTTTACCTTCGTATAATATTCCAACGGTATTATTTGGACCTTGTGGAATTTCAACTGTAACTTCATTGCCTTTATAAACGGCTGTATCGCCTTTTGTCCAATTACTATCATTCATATCGATTGCCTCCGAAACTTGTAAAGGGTGTTTAGCATTTCGGCTCCATCTATCATGTACACTATTCCATTCGGCTTCATTAACAGTGTCTTGTGGGGCCATAAGTCTACGAGCTTTCATATCTTCCTCCAAGTTTTTAATAAAATCTTTGTTTAGATAATCACGTAAGGAACTCATTTGCGTTCCTTACTAATTGGAAAAAATGTTTTTTGTAGCGTTGAGGATTTTTCAACAGATGCGGGTTTCCAAACGGTTTTCAATTTACCATTTTTGCGTATAATTTTTTTTACTTTTGATATTGGTGGTCCAAAAAGCTCATCGAGGATCATAAGTTTACCTGTTGTCAACAAGATATTTATCAAAAAGAAAGGCGCATCTTCTGCGCCTTTCTTGAACAATATAACTCTAATATTAGAGTGATGTTCTTCGTTGTGCAATGACGTTACGTGCGTTGTCACTACCGCTAACAACGAATGTGCTTACGCCAACTGGTGTAGCTAGATCCTGTACAGCAACTCCGTCGAGTACGTTTAGGAACTGATAACCTAGTTCATTGCTTTCTGCGGCTGAGCTGACATTCCATAGAAGTGTCTTTTCAGTTGCAATGTTTACAGTTGTTACAGTAAATGTTCCATTGAAGTCACTACCGAGGTTAGTTGCATTCAAGAAAGCACTGTATGTGCTTGTGTTTGGATTTTCATTTACTGAGCTTACGCTGATAGCAACTGGGTTAGCGCGAGTAGCAAAAAGCTGAATCAAAAGATTCAAGTTGTTCTGCTTCTTTAGAGCGTCTACGTAAGATGCCTGTGTGTTATATGTAACTGGGTTACCAGAACCGTCAATTACTGTAACTGGCTGCCAAGTTGTGTATCCCTGTTGTGTGTAGAGATAAGCAACTGGAGTTGTTACGTTGGTCTGTGCCATTGGCACTACGGTCTTAACGGTATAGAAATCCATTTTGCCGGTGAGGAACTCACCACCATGGACTCCGCCATTTACCTTATCATTTGTACCTGTATTATAGGACATAAAAGTTCTCCTTTGTTAAAATGCAAGTGTTTTTGCAATATTATTTAGCTGAGGAGTTATTTTTTACGCTTCTTAGCGCTTTTATTAGTTTTTCTTGGTTTTCTATGTATTTGTTGCTGCATAGGTGCAAAGAAACTTTGCCCAGGTGGCATTCTTTTAATTACAGCACCCATAGGAGACGCTACACTGGCTATTGATCCAGCACCCGATGCTCCTCCGCTTGCTGTTTCATTTACAGTCTCTAAACGTATGCATTCTTTTAAGCTGTTATCAACAGCTTCTTTTTGCTTTTTCAATAGTTCTACAACTTTATCAATATTACCTGCATCCAACTCTTTTTGTATAGCTGTTTTGATCTGCTGGACCAACGGCGAATCATTTCTGTTTAAATGTTCTATTGCTTGTTTTACCTTTTCAATATCAATCTGTGGGGGTTTAGTAGCTGCAGTTTTTGTTTTGTTCTTATCTGATATTGTAGATTTTTTAGTGACATCTTTCTTTGTCGTTGCAGATGACGCCGGAGCAGATGTTGGTTGTTTTGCTCGTGCAACGGCTTTATCTATAACTTCTTTACCTAAACCGGCTTGAGTAAAAATATTTTTAATGTCATCCTTGTTTATAAGGATATTTGCTATAGAATCTGCTGTTATTTTTTTATCTTTTAACTTTGTTCCAACAAGTTTTACAAATTCATCGGCTATTGCTTTGATTTTGTTGGCACTTAAGCCGTCTTGCTCTTCTAGGAATCTATTTTCATAAAGATTTTTAAGTACTGCTTGACGAAGAATATCAATTTTAAATTCAGTATATCTCATTTCAAAATCCTAAATCTTTTAAGGCACCGTCAAGAGCGGCCTTAGCTTTTTCTAAGTCATCTTTACTTGCCCCTGTAACATCAACCGGGGCTGCTGTAGCCGCCGGAGAAGGTGTAGGAGTCGGTGTTGGAGCAGGTGTAGGAGTCGGTGTAGGTGTTGGAGCAGGTGTAGGGGTTGGTGGTTGAGTATTAGGATTAGGATCTTCTATATTTTTCGTTTCAATTTTTTTATTAAGCCATTTAATGCATGATAATCTTACTATATATTCGCATATCTGTTTTGATATATTAGCTCTTTGTTCTTTAGTACCAACCGAATCAGCACCGCCAATTGGTTCATCAATTTTCAAATATGTAGATTGGTATTCATTCCATTTTCCGGCTACAACAGATTTGATAAATGGCTCTAACTTTTTATCTTTTATAATGTCTCTTATGTCATCATTGTCAAAGTCAAAAGTATTTTTAATTGTCATAAACCTATATAAACTTCTCCAGGTTACTTCATCCCACTCTTCGCCTTGTCGACCACGCCAATCATCAAGTTTTCTTAAATTATCTTGAACATATCGATTTAAGATGTTCTTACCCTGTTCATTTGGTTTTTTCCAAAAATCAAGAAAACCTTCATTCATCTTAGTCATGAATTTTTCCTTATTTCTTTTATTTTGCGAACAAACTTTTTTTGATCTGCACTGGCAATACTTCTGTGTAATCTTTTTACTAAATCTTCTGCTATTTCAGGTTCATAGCTTTCTCTAATTAATGTTATAAGATTTAAAGCACTGGCAATTAAATGCACAGCTCTGCTTTCAATAATTGCATGCTTGTTTTTAGCAGGAACTATACTGTCTAATTCTTCAATAATACTTTTGATGTTGTCCACAATAAGACCTATTCTTTTAACACAATATTTATGAGTAATTAACCATAAATATACCAATAATATAGGAGTCAAAAATGAGTTTAGCACCGGAAAATTTCCGTGTAATTGCCGATAGAATTGAGCAATTGATGAACGAAGCCGAAAAAATTGACGGAGAACCAAGTGCCGACGATAATAATCGTAAATCACTAGATGATTTGTTAAGCAGTCCAGCCGGAGCTAAAAAATTAGCTGATCAAATTGATAAAAATAAACTTGTTAATATTTTAAAACTTGATACAGCAGACGGCGACGATTTATGGATGAGCATCCAAAATTTAAGCAAAGACAGTCCAACTATTAGCAAAGAAAACAGTTTAGCTATTTTGAAGGCTTTTCAAAAGTTAGCTCCAAAAAGTGGCAGTGAAGATGCACTATCTATTAATGAAGCTTTCTTGATTGAAAAATATAATAAAAACTTTGATGACCCTGTAGGATGGTCAATTGTAGAAAAAACAATAAAAAAAGCCAGTGAAATCAGTCCTCTAGCGAAGGATTATGCACTACATCTAGCCAACACACTAACTAAAGGTAGTAAAAACAGAAACCTCGACGAGGGATTAGAAGGTGTTTTCAACGCTGTAATATATGCTGTTTCTATTGCCGAAACTGGCGATCGTTCTGCACTGTTGCACATGATAGATGATTTTGAAACCAAATATGAAGGCGATACATATGCGTTTGATCAGAATCTCTGGAACGACCTAATGAAAAATCTCAAAGGTTCAGCTAAAGAAGTATTGGTAAGAGCAAAATAATTAGCGTCTAATTAAAGCTGTAAGGCTACTAAGGTCCTTAATACTTTTGATTTCGCCCGTTGGTGCAGAGTCAGGTTTGCTACCAGAATTGTTTTTACGTCTTAAATCTGCAAAAACATCAGCGGTTGTATTTGTTCTTACAACATCCTGAGATTCGTCATCTATATTGAAAATCTTAAGAGTGTTTGGATCAAATCCCAGTGCCACTTTGCTTCCTACACCGCTGCTACTTCTAGTCTTCAAAAACTGTATCTGATATTGTCCGCGCTCTTTCATTGCCGCACTAGCAAAAATTGAGATAACATTATCAGCTGTTTGAATCTTTGAAATACCACCCGATATATGGCTGTGATCATGTTCCTGCTCTTGCACAGCACCTCTGTTAAGCTGAGCAGCAGTTTGACCAATCATCTGTCTTTCAACCATTAGACCTCTAAGCTCTTCGGTGACGAACTTATCCTTCACAAACAGATTAGACACATCAATCTTCTTGTTATTTGGAAATAATAGATCCAAATAGTCTACTACTAATACGTCTGGTTTACGCTGTGTCTTGATCTCATAGTTTTTCAAATAAGCCTTGATATCATTTACAGTGCTACCCTGCGGCATTTGCTTGACATGCAAGCTACCACTCTTGTGTCCTATTTGCTTAACTTTGATTTCAACTTCGTCTATTCTTCTAAAAACTTCTTTAGTTGGTACTTCACTGCACATACTATCCATACGCATAGAGCACAGTTCTTCACTTAGTTCCAGCGTTATGTAGATAACATTAAGACCTTGTCTGCTAAAGTTAATAGCTAGATTTTGCAAGAACAAACTTTTACCAACACCAGATCCTGCACACCAAATAGTTATTTCACCTCTATTAACTCCGCCATAAAGTTTGTCATCTACATTCTTCCAGCCAGTAGTAACCTGTCCGTTTTTATCTTTAATTCTTAGCAGTCTTGATCTAGGATCTTCAAAGTAGTTTGTACCAATATCACTTTGCAAGCTGATTAATATAGCTTCTCTTACACGCTTTTCAACTTCGCCGTAGTTGCCTTTTTCAATTAAATCTGCTGCATTGATAACTGCATTTGCTAGAGCTCTGTTTTTGCAAAACTCTTCTATTTCATCAAGAAATGCTTCTTGATGCTGAGGTCCAATATCAGATATATGCGTAAAATCTAAACTAGTTTCTGCATTAACCTGCTCAACTTTAGGTAATACGTTATATTCATTTGCATGCTTTATCATAAATCTTACCGCAGGGCGCAGTTTATTAACAAAATAGTCTGCATTTAAGATATTTTGACATCTAGCGAAGATTTCACTAGAGCTCAGCAGTACGTTGATTAACAGTTTTTGTTTGTCTTCATTATATTCTTTTAAATCCGCCATCTTATCCTCTAAACATTTTACGCTTTATTTCTATTTGTAATCTACTATTTGTTCGAAATTTTATAATGCTAGCAAGTGTATATAGCTGTCCATAGCGCAATTGTGCATCGGCTGCATCCTTAATATTTTCTTCCCATTCGGGAAAACTTACAGACCATTCATTGCTCAATGCAATATCAATTAGATGTTGATTTTTACGTTGTCTATCAGGCAATACAATTTTTTCTTTATCAGTTGAATTAAGCCACATAATTTGACTCTTATTCATTTCACTGCCTAGAGCTGCTACACCATCTATGGCAATAGCATCAAACGGTCCTTCAACAAGTATGACAAATTTACGTTTTGGTTTATGTATTACATCTGCATTAAACAAATAGCCTGTTGGAACATTACTATTGTAATACCTTGGTGTACCCTCTGGTGGTTTGCCAGCATATCTTGCCGTCCATCCTACTATTTTACCCTTATGCCTAAAAGGAATAATAATTCTCTTATTTAGATCCCACTTACTACTAGCTGACCAATGATAATCCCATCCGTTATAAATTGCCGGTCCTCTAGATTGTAGATATTCTATAGTTTGAATATAATTCTTATCAGAAATATTATCGTCAGCAAGAGATGCTATTGGTAAGGAATATTCTGGCAAATCAACTTCGGGAAAGTCTTCTCTGTAAAATACAGGAGTATCAACTTCGTCTGGAAAATCTCCATTAATTTTCATACTGAGAAGTTGAAGCTTTGCTTCTTGTATTTTTTCTCTAGGAACATTCAAATAACCTAACCATGTTTGAAATTTTTGGCTAAGTTCGCTACCTTTATATCTAGCTTTGAAACCACAATTATAACAGTTAACTACAATTGATCCGTCGTCGGCAACCAACATATTGCCACGGCTTCTGGTATCCTGATTGTGACCTCGATGATGGCAACATGGTGCATTAAACACGATCCATCTCTTAGAGGTTTGTCTTCTTTTTGCAGGCAAATAGTCATATATTAAAGAATGTATCAGAAGAGCCATGTAATATATTACAGATAATCATTCAACGGCTACAAATAATATTAACTCTTATATTGAATCTTTATAAATTGCCCTTTATTTTGAGGATCGACAGTATAGAACATTCTTACCCAATAATAATTACCTACAAAATTAAACACTTTTATCGGTACATCATGAGTTTTGCCGCTATTAGCATTATAGCAATACTCAAAATATTTGTCGTGCTGCCCAATTTGAATATCAAACCAGTCATTTTCTCCTGGTGCCGTAAGACTCAAACTTGCCTGAATCCAAAATTTACCAAGAAATTTATCAGTGTATGCAACAACTGTATGCATACCATTAGCTTGATTACTTTGGGCACTACCAATCAATGCACCTGTACTCCAGGTATTGTCATAATAGCCTAGAGGATAAGGAGTAAAATCCTTAGCTAAAATTTCCGTTGAAGGAACTAAGCTTACACTCATTGTTTCAACCAACTCAAATGAGCTAATTGTGCTTCGATTTATGTCAGTATAAAGAAACTCTTGTTTACCTGTAACATCAGTTAATTTGATACTATATTGATAATAACCAGCTAACCAGTCCTCAATTTCGTTACTGGTTAGAAATAATTGTGCTTTGCCCGCAGTCTCATCGGTAGCTCTAACTGGTTTGGTAAGCAATATTTCGGGTTGGTCAACACGTTGAATTAAAGCTTGTATCTTGTACCCAACTAAATTAACTGGTTTTCTATCGTTGTTGCGTACAATAAAATCGATTGTATTACTGACGCCTTTGTATATTTTTATGTTATATTGGATCATAGGAAGATTTATGTTAGGTGCATTGCGATCAGCCTGGCATAATTGGACATATTCTTTGAATTGAAATAATGCTTGGTCTGCCATGAAAAATCATTTGCCTTTCATGATATTTATCACTAAATAAATTCACCAGCCATGAGCATAAAAGAACAAAACATTCAAAAAACACTACGAGATAAGTTCCCATTTTTAACAATAGTTCAATATTTGGGCCAAGAATATATAGGAATAATACAAAATTGTGATAATCAATTTGTAAGTATCTACATATTAGACGGAACTTTTAGCACCGAAATGAAGCTTGATTTTCTAAAATGTGGCGACACATGGTGGTGGGAAAGCAACCGTAGCATTCCTATTAATTTGTTTTTAAAAACCGAATTTTCTAAATTTAAACCTTGGCTTCGCACATTTGCCAAAAAAGAAGCTGAAATTATTGAAGGCCCAACTGTTAATTTGTATGATTTGATTAACAGAAAATTGAAAAGACGCACGATTCAATTGGTAAAATCGTAATTAAAATACTAATGTTAATAAGGTTTCTTTATCTAATACACGTACTGTAACTTTTAGTGGACAGTGTTGTGTAGTGATAGTATAAACTATCTTGCTTTGTTCTGCACTCCATCTGTCCAGAAGGGTACGCAATGCATTTTCTGTGATTGCGTCCCATAATTCAAATTTTAAGCAGGCTTCTATTGCATTAGAAAGGATAATGCACTCCGACGGTTTCACATTAATCCTTAAGTGTAGTGACTTTAACCTTAACAGTTACAGTGCCGTCCTTATTCACTTTTGCCTTTAGGGGCGTTTTACGCTCTTTGGCTGCTGCTTGCTCTTCAGTTTCTTGAGCGTCACTCCATTTTTGCCAATGCTCGAGGTTAGTCCAAGCAAATACTGCTGCATCACTTTTATTTTTGAACTTGATAAGAGCATCAACATCCTTGCTGTCCTTATCCATATACACCTTGACGCTGTATTCGCCATCGACATTACGAAGGCTCTTTAAGGTCAGTTGCCACACATCGCTAGTAATTTTTGGACTACGAAACAAAAATCCTTTGTCAATTTTGCTCTTATGGTTCTTTAAAGGATCAAAATCTAATCCTTTGGCAATAACCTGATTTACATCTTGATTCCTACTTACCATACTAACAGTTGTTCCAAACATATTAGTTTGGCTTTTGAGTTTCAAGCTAACCGATGCCATAAAAATCCTCCAACATTGTTATTATTATAACACAACGTATCTATTGGTCAAGCACTGATTTTTCTATAAGCAAACAAGCATGAACTTTAACTAAAAGTGCGTAACTATGGGCGTGACTAGCTTTGAAAGAATAAGAATCTTCGCTAGATATCCAAATTTCATTTTTGATTGAATCAAATCCGTGTTTTTTGCAGGTTTCAATTAGATGCCGTTTGCCCGGACGAATTAAAGCCAAAATTATTGCTAAATCTGTTATAGATTTTGGTTTTAATTCAGCAACTAATGCAGAATGATTTCCTATGTGAATGAGATTCTGCACAAATTCTGTATATTGAAAAATATTCCAGTCTATTTCTTGATTAATAAGGTTAATCAAGTGTTCTTCAGATTTGATCTGTTCATACACATGTACATTTAGCAAATCAATTTTATAACAGTTATTTTGTTCTGCAGCTTGATAATTCCAACTACAGAGATTAGTTAAAGGATCAACCGGCACTGCATGAAAGTAAACTCCTGTATTGTGCTTTTCTAAAGCACCGTCCTTTATCATTGATGCAGGAATATGCTCCAAAACAGATAATGCTAAATTACGGTCAGCAAAATCAATATCAATATCGCCAACAGTTTTCATATAACATTATGTGTCATGCGACACTTTGGTGTCAAGTGCATTTCGAATATCAACTATCTGTTTGTCTTTTAGTCTTAGCTGCCCTTGTAACTGGCGAACCATTTGCTCAGTTATTAATAGTCGTTGTTTTAAATTATTCAACAAATTTTCAAGTTTAGCGAATTCAACAGGATCTACAGAATGAAATTTTTGCCCGGCAATTTCAACTTCGGTAATCATGCCGCTGCGAGTTGCTTTAACATTAGTTTGAGGAGTTTTTTCTGTTACAAAATCTCTAGTGTCATACTGATCATATATATCATTCATTTTACATACCGCTTTCTTTTAACGTGGTTCGAATAAATTTGCAGGAGTCTTGATTTTTGTTAAATTTTATTTTCCAGGGCCCAGGTGGTGCGTGCTTTTTAATTAAAGCAACCTGCTCTGGATTACATCTTTCAAAAAAGTCAATAGCACTGTCAACATTATATAGCACCCAAGGACTAATTTTGCCGTTCATTATCCATGCAACAGCTTGATTAGTGTTAACCTTTCGGAAAAAGTTGTACCATTGTTCTCCGTTTTGTGAACTCCAATCGTTCATTAGCTTGATATTTCGCTCTAATGCACTTTCAGCACTTTCTTGTCTTACCAATTGAATAACATATTGTTCATAAACAAAATCGTGTGCCCATTTATCAATAGGAATGTTGTTTTTTATTACATAATCAATAAACTTTTGAGGTTCGATAGCATTTAAGTTATGGATTTGTTTGCCAAATTTTACAAATGCAGTATAATATCTTGAATTAATAAAACTTTCAAAAGTTGTTTCATCCTTTTTATTCATATAGGAGTTTAATTCATAGAATCTAGTCCATGCTAAAAATGCAATGCGAATGTGTGGCTCGTCTTTACTAAACCATCTTCTTTTCTTTTCGCAGCTATGATTAATCAGAGAGATTTCTTTTTTGAAATTACGTTTACAAAAATTACAAACATAATCTGTCATTTGTTCAACTTTTTCCATTCTGCTGTGAGATTTTTTATTTCCGCAGGTGATAGACCGCTTATATTTAGAAAATCTACAAATGATTCATAATCCAGTTGCTCATACATAAGCTCAATTTCATCTATTTTTTGTTCAGGATAATATTCGCATAAAAATTCAATTATCTTATTTTTTGTCTTTCTATTTTTCAAGCCAATCCATGGCCTATATTGTTTGCCGCCTAATCCGCACAAACATAATAGCTGATGCTGCAGCTCTTTATGTTTATCTAATTGCCAAAATCCAACATTTACTAAATCGTTTGTTGCTAATACCGCATATGCAATATTTTTGTTTTGATCTGTTACACTGCTAATATAACGCATGAGAATTAATGGTACATATGCTTTTTTCTCTTCTTCATTCAAAGCTGAGTAGAATTTTAGATTACGTTTGTCTATAGCTTGTAATACAGTAGTCAAATCCAATTTGTATTTTTTTGTACTCAACTTATTTCTCCTAATACAACATTTATTTGTAATTGTTTTTGCTGGGTTTTACAAGACACGAAATAAACTACATAGTCTACCAAAAACACTGTGCATCATAAATACATTGTCCAAATAGTTGGACTTATGCGGCCCCCACCGCGTAGCCCCAGAACGGCATAAAAAAGGAGAAAACAAATGGGACGCCCAATTAATTCTCGCTATATCGGAAACACCAGTACTAGCGGACAACAAATTACTGCAACAGCTTATTTTGGTGACGATAGTCAACCACGTACTGCTTACATTTCTGCTCAAAAAGGAACCAATATATACGACATGGTATCAGTAGATGGTTTACACAGCGGAATGGTTCAGTTAACCGAAGGAAACATAGCTCTAGCACCGGGACAGGCCAATATCACTGTTACAAACTATGATAACATTGTTGAGTTTGCTGAAAAAATTACCAATCGTATGGTATATACCTGGGAAGGCAATGAATACGAATGGATTTTTAGTAACGAAGCTATTACAACAAGTAACCAAGCTCAAATACAGAGCAGCTAACACACTTTAGCCTTGCAAAAGCAAGGCAGACTCGGCAAAGACCCTATAAAAGCCCTGGCGATTATAGGGTTTTTGTTTTTTTAAAATAATTTTCGAATATCAATACTATCTGGCAGTTTATTAACTTCCTTAACAAAAAATACGCAAAGTGGATCTTCTTTGTCTTCTAAAGGTACAGCTAAAAGATGCCCATTTTTTAGCTTTGGAAAATACCATTTAACATCGGGCCACGTATTAACAACTTCAATTTTTAAAAACTTTGGCATATATCCTTTAATAGGATTAAAACAAAAAGCATCAAAATCTCTATCCATTAGGTAAACTAAAGGCATAACTTCAAGATCGCCTAGATTAATATCTCCAATTATCAAACTCCAATCTAGAGGCATTTGCAAGCTATATGGTCCAATTTTTATATCAATACACGGACTATGAAAACTCTCTAAAAATATCAATGGAAGAAAATAATAATCGACATCATTAGTATTGCTGTAATCCAACACGCAGTATCTAATATCTATTACTTTGTCCGGAATTTGATTTATGCTATATGCATGATTGGTATTGGTTAAAATTCTCATATATTGCCTTGTAAATGTTACGGCAATATTTAATCCAAAAATTGGTGAGATAAATCAAAAATTTAGTAGGTAATTTTAGATACGGTAAAGGGATACTGGACCTCATTATAGAATTTCTTCCGTTTTAGAAGGTGCCTATTGCTAAATTTACATTTACTGGCAATATCATATACTTCTACAGCATCTTTATCATCTGCTTTACGCAATCCTCTTCCAATACTTTGTATCACCCGGACAAAGCTCTTACCGGGTTCAACGAGAACTAAATTAAAAATTCGATTTATGGAAATACCTGTACTAGTAGTACCATACGTTGCAATCATAATAGCATTATCAGCTAGATTGATTTCTTTATAATGCTCTTTTCTTTTTGTGCTTTTCATTTGACCACTGATAAAGGTAGCTTCTGGAACTAATGCATTTAACTTTTCTCCAGTTTCAATTCTATCAATTAGCACTAGTGTATTACCAGTTAAAGATATCGTTTTTATTTGTGACGCTAACCATTCCAATCTAGTATCATTTGTAACCAAATATTTCAGCTCTTCTTGATAGTTGTTATAGACTACTGTATCTTGAGTGTGAAGAATGTTAACATGACATTTGCTTAAATGTCCTGCCTCTTGTAACTCCTTAGCAGTTAAGCTTCCAATAATTGGACCAATAGCACTAACTAAGCTTACCTGGTTATAGTCCTCTTCGGGAATAGTTCCAGTCAAACCCCATCTAATAGGAATATTTGCAAATGTTGTTGTGAGAAGTTTATGAAGTACGTTCATGTTTTTAACCATATGTACTTCGTCGACAATTAGAGTCGTTAGATTGTTTAGAAACACTGCAAGCTGTTCATCGTCTAAGGCATCTTTGCTTTTTTTATCTAGAACGTTCAAGCTTTGCCATGTGCAAATGGTATGTGTTCTATCGTATTCTTTTCTATCACCGTATAGAACTCCAACGTCTAGGCCAATATTTCTATAATCTTCTTCGGTTTGTTGAACAAGATTTTTGTTGGGTACAATAACGATTGTTCTACCATATTTTTCAGCAAGTAGACTAAGAGTTGCGGTAATAATTGTTTTACCACTGCTAGTAGGAGCAACTGTGATACCTTGTAGGTTGTTGATACAATCATTAATTGCTTGAACTTGATAATCTCTCAATACAATTGGTTCGCCTGCGAATCGATGTCCAACTGGCCATGTTAAATGACTGAGATGCTGGTCGGTTATTTGTGGAAAGTCAAAATTATGTTTAACTCTATTATCAAAAATTTCAAACTCGTATCCATTTTCAACAATTATTGGCAGTATTTTTTCCAGCAAATTTAGATATGTTCTACCACCTAACGTGCAAAAACTGGATGTTCCGTCCCAGCGTCCGAGCCGATATGCTGTGCTGTATCTAGCATGAGGAAGGAAATACTTGACCGCATTAACACATTCTCTGCGAGTACCCAGGTCAAGCCCGTCTACCTTAACATTGCATTCGTCCTCAATAATTATGTTAGCGATATCCATTCTTAGCCTCTTGTATCAAGATGTGCATCTTCCATGCCAACTACTCGAAGACGAGTAATATTACTAATTTGCCAGTTTTTAATTTCTAGTCCCTTCATAAGAGACAGATATTTGTTACGTACAAGACTTACTTCATTAATAAGAATACTCATTGTAACAATATCATCTTCGCCGTCGATATATTTTTCAATACTTCTATCGGTTAAGTCTCTTTGATATCTTTCCAAGTACTTTCGATAATGGTCAGATCTCATTTTATCATATTTGATATTTAGATATTTTAATATGGCCTCTATCTCTTGTAACTGACCAAATCTATGACTGGTAATGCCCGAGAGTTCTTGGGCGTTTTTTTCCAAACTCCCAACTATTTTAGTTTCATCCTTTGCATCAACTATCTCATTTTCAAAATAGTTCATAGCATTTGGAATTTCACTTAAATCTTCTACTACTCGGGCATACCACATTTACTTTTTATTCTTCGTATTCAAATTCTTCGTCGGTTTCACTATTTGAAGAAAAACTATCAAGTGCATAATCTAAATGATCATCCTCGCCGCGTAATTCTTCTAAATCTTCAATCTCAATATCCGCATCAATTAAAGTTTTGATAAACTTTACAGCGGTATCATTTTGCTTTGCTGTTGGTACATAATCTGAGAATAAATCCCAAATCTCAAGTAAAGATGCTGCAGTAATCTCCATGTTTGTCTCCTGTTATTCCGTTACTGTAGGTTCCTGTAAAAGCGCAGAAACTTTTGCCTCGTCCCATTCTTCCATTATCAAATCAAGTAATTCATTGGTAATAGCTGAACGAAAGTACTTATGTTCTTTATTAGATTTATCGACATAAAGCAATTTATTTCCATCTTTTTTAAGAACGTTTTTCTTTTCAAACATATCAATAAGACCACTGTATGGATCCATGCCTGTTTCCCAGGGTATCTTTAGCTCGACTTGCTCAAATGGTTTGTTGTAACGTGTCTTCATAATCTTGCAAGCAGCTCTAATACCGCGTACATCGGTTACTTTCTTGCCTTCTTCATCTTCCTTGAGCTTACGCTTCTGCATAGCTACAACAATTGAGCTAGCATAAACGAAACCCTGGCCGCCCGATATCTTATCATCTGGATCAAACATATCCTGGCTAGCATAGCTATGATTGGTAACTGCTAGACCAATATCATATTCTCCAAACATGTTAACACAGTTTCTTACAAGTGCTGTTAGTGCTTTTGGCTTACGACCCATATCACCTTTTAAATCACCTGCTTCAAACTGATTAACGTCTGTTGGTGTAAGTAACATGCCTAAGCTATCAAGTACAAATAAAATCTTAGGACGCTTATCTTCGTCTACAGAATCATATTTGCTCTTATAATCTTTAACGAAATCGCTGAGTAGTTTAGCAACGTCGTCAATCATAGCCATATTAACCTTTAGAAGCTTGTCTTCTGATGTATCAACACCTAATGGTTTTAGCCACTTTTCATCTAGTGCATTTTCTGTGTCTATTAGAACCGGAAATATTCCTTGTTCTTGTGCGTTACGAACAATGTTACCAGAACAAATGTAGCTCTTGCCGCTACCACTTTGTCCTGCAAACATAGTTACTTTTCCTAGTGGAATTCCTCTTTTAAAGTTACCAGAAATAGCATAGTTTAATGCATAGTTTCCAGTACTTACCCAATGTTTTGGGTCTTTGAATCCAACTGAAATACCAGGGATGCTTTTAGTTAGATCTTTTCTGAATTTTGAAACATCAAATGGCTTCATTGTTATTCCTTCCTTAGATAGCTGATGTTAAGTGATGATTGTTGAAAAAGCTAATAAAAAGGAGGAGATTTCTCTCCTCCTTTTCTAGTTAAGATTACTTCTGCTGTTGACGACGACGAATAGCAGCAATAATCTCATCTGGTGTCTGTGGCTTTGCCTTATCAGTTGTAGCTGCTGGTGTTGCAGCAGGTTCAGCTGTTTCAGTTACAGATGGTTTTGCAATCTTATTAAGAATGCTAGATGCTGTAACTGTTGGAGTTACTGGAGCGTCTGTGCGAGCAACTGGAGTTTCTGTGGCTCCTGTTGTATCAGTGTCTCCAGAACTATTAGTTTCACTTCTCATACCATTTGGTCTGTAGAAGTTACCCCAACGGTCAACATCATATAGCTCTTCATTAACACTAGCTTCGAACATTTCCATAATAGCCTTGAGATGGGCATCATCTGGCTTCTTTGGAAGGAACTGTTCCAAGTTATAAAGACCAAATTTGGCTACTGCTCCAAGTTCGTCTTCTGTTAGAGCACGCTCTTTCATAGCCCATTTGCTGCTAGAATAGTTAGCGTACTGACCTTTAGTGGTCTTAACCAAGTAGAAATCTCTACCATGTTCATAATCAGTAGGTGTATGCTCCAAATCCTGATCAAGAAGTATCGATTTAATAACATCAAATACTGATGGATTAATGATAAATCTACGAATTGGATTTTCTGGAGTTGTATCTTTTTCGTTTGGATTATTTGTAACAAATCCCTGGAACAGATAGCTCTTCTTGCGATAATACTTTCTAGCAAGATCTTCTGTGCTCTTGTCCTTCCACCAGGGCCGAATCTCCGCTGTTACTGGACAAGTGTTTGCCTTCCACATATCAGTACAAGGAACCTGTACTTCTACTGGCTTGGCATCATTATGTCCCTTAACGCCCGGAAATGGTAGCTTGATGATAAGTCTCTCTAGCCAAAAGAAATCGTTAGATGCGTTGCCATCTGGAAGAAATCTTAATGTAGCCGAAGATCCTTCTGGATTATTCCAGAATGGGTAAACTGCGTTATCGCTAGTAAAACCCTGACCGCCCTTAGCGCGGTCTTTTTTTGCTTGCTGTTCTAGCAAACGTGCTTGTATTTCTTTTAATGATAGTGCCATTTTATGTGCCTCCTTTTTGTGCCTATTAATGTGCCTATTCTGAGTTAAGACAAAGATGAAACATTTCTGCTTCATCTTTGACAGTATTATTTATCCCGCAACGGGTGGTCAAATAATAAAAGATAATGAATTTTTTAGAGGCCGGCGAGATTTTTGAGTCTTGCTACCTGTGATTCATATAGATCATCTTTATCCATCTGTAGTGGCTCTGCTTCGCCTTCTAAATCGTTATCAGCGGTTGGATCGTTATAGTAATCTATTTCACGACCTTGTTCTGCAGCATCTGCACATTTATCACATTGATAACCTTGTGCAATATCAGCAACTGTTAAACGATTAGGATGTCCACATGTTGGGCATGAATGTATGCGCGGATTATCGGGTGTTGCTGCTCTTAAAGCGCTGTGTCCGTGAGGATCTGCAAAATGACTTCTATCATCGTCGTCGTAATCACGATCATCATAATAATCATCGTCATCTTCACCATGTTCAAAATCATCGTCATCTGGAAGATCTGAATCATCGTCGCCAAATCCACCCATTGCTTCTGTGGTAAGTTCATCGAGGTTGCCATCTTGAGCTGGGTTGACGCCTGACATTCTTTGAACTGCCATGCACTCTTCCATTCCATGAACTGGGCAATATTCACCTTCCGCAGTCATATTGCAGCCATCACCTTCATTTACATGATATTTCTTGCGAGTCAAATTCTCTAAAGTACTGATGATATTCTTGATCCAAACGTTTACACTGTTAGAATCAAACTGTGTTACTCGAGATAGTTGCTCAGTTTCATAATTTACCGCATTTGCTACATTTTTCATACCGTATTGGTTAATGAGATCCTGATGGTTAGTGTTGATACTATTCCATATAGCGTCGTAAACTGGTTTGGTGGCATCTTCAGCAAAGATATGATCTTCACTAAATGTTTCAAGATATTCATTTAGCTCTGACTCTTCTGGTAATGCTGTAACTTCTTCAGAAACAAACTTTTGACTGCTTTCGTATGCACGTCTAATGAGATTCAAATCACTCTCATTTGGCATTACGCCATTAGCTATTTGCTCTGCAATACTTTGTAGAGAACTTGTAGCTTCTGCATTTGCACAGGCACTAGCAAGTTCATTCAGCTGCCAGTTAAGACGTTCGGCAACTGAGGTAAACTCTGAGATTTTACTGGTAATGTCTGGGCGTGAATTCCATACAAATGTTACAGGTTCAGGAACTGGACCTTTTGCGGCAATATATTTTGCGGCTGTTCCTACATCATCATAACCTTGGCTATCACATGGGCAACCGCAGCATTCAGCAATCTGATCACGTAGGTTGTTAATGAAAGTTTCATCTAGTTCACTAGCTGTTTCTTCTAGCATGCTAGCTGTAACATTCTTGTAACCTTTTGGACCGTGCATGCTTTTTAGCTTGCGATTGATTTCGTTCATGCTTTCTTTTAGTCTTTCAACCCAAACATCATTAGCTGATTCATTCAGGCGTAAACTGTTAGCAGTACGACGTAGCTTAATATAATCTTCACTCAATGAATAAAGCTTGTTTGCAACAGTGTCGTGATTAGTACCACCGTTGCTTATATGTCTAGCAAAAGCTCTTGCTCCTGTGACATGAAGATGAGGATATGCAAATCTTTCACCAATTTTGTTTTCAACAAACAAAGCTTTGATCTTTCTGGAGCGAGCGCCGTGAACATTCTCATTTACTGCGTCACTGTGTCGAATGATTAACTTAGCTTCTCCAATCTGTTGGAAAGAGCTTTTTGTTGTACCGTAAACTTTGCTTACGTCTTTACTTTCCTTAATGTTACTCACGGCTGTCTCCTCATGTATTGCTGATTTCAATCTTACGATCAAATTTCCATCTTGATCAAAATGTGTATAA